TTTGAAACTATAAACAAAAATATAAAAGATATAGAAATATAAAAATTTATTTAAAAATATATTACTATGTATATATAATGCACGACCTAAAAACAGTAAATGTAAGTTTAGCTGAACCTGTAGTTAAAAAAGGTAATGGTTTTATGGAAACAATGAAAAATGTATTTGTAAAAAGTAAAGATGTTTCAAAAGATGTTCTTACTTCTGAACCAACTATGAATATTAATTTAATTAATTTAGTAGAACAATTAACAGGACAAAAACAATTTTTAGAAAATTTAGAAAAATTAATTACAAGAATATCAGCCAATAATAAATTTAATATTTCTAATGTACCTGAAGTTATTCATTTAATTGTTGATTCTATAAAAGGAAATATTGTAGTTAAAAATGAAAATTTAAAAGATTTTGTAAGATTAGTTTTTGAGTTTATTGTTAAAAAATATAATTTAATGTCATTAGAAAAATTAGAAGAATATGAAGATACTATTGCATCATCAGTTAAACTTGTTTTATTCAATTTGAATCAAATAGAAGAAAAAATAGTATCTAGTTGTTCATGTTTACCTAGAAACTAGTTATTTTTAATAAATAAAAAATCCTAATTATTTTTTATCTATATATTTTATATAGATGAAAAGTATATTTAATTTAGTTTTATTTTTCTTAGTTATATGCATAATTGTTATAATTTGCAATAGAATAATTAATGAAAATCAAAATAAACCAATTGGTGAAAATTTTGAAAATAATGAAAATAATGATAATAATGATATTAATGAAGTTAAAAAAAATATACCAAAAGGTAATCCAACATTTTCATTTAATTATGAATCAGTTCCAAAAAATAAAGTAAAATTTGATTTAGAAAAATCATTTTATACTGAATTAAAAAGTGGTGCAACAGTACATCCCCAATATACCAATAATACTTTTAGTGATCAAAAGGTAATTCACGATAATAGAATGTATGAAAAACCTATTCATAGATATAGGAAATTAGAACAAACTTTAGACCTAGATGCATTACCAACTAAAATTAGTGAACTTTTTGATAAATCAATTACTGATTTCAAGCAGTTAACACCAATAATGGATGGTTATACAGGAGAATTTGCTTCAGAAGGTGGTTTTAATTTAGCTTCTTATAATCCAGATTTTATGAGTTATAAGGATGAAAAGCCAGAAAACGGAGGTATTATTCCTGGTTTGTATAATACAGTTTATGCTTCAGATCCGCTATTAGAAACCGGTAATGCATTATTTTAAAATTTTAAAATTTTCTATATATTAAAAAATATTTTAGAAAATTATAAATTAGCAGCATTTCTGTAAGGACGATTTAAATATTTCATTTCCTCAGGAATTTTTTTAACGAAAATTATACAATTTTGACCATAAGTCATAGAAGATATCATTTCACTTGTTTCTTTAGATATCTTTCCTAAACTTATTTTATTATCTTCTTTAGCATAATCTGTTAAAAACTCTCCATTTATTGTATCTACTAATGATTTAGTATGTTCAATTAAAGATGTAGGATTTTTATATCCATAATTTGAAGCATAGCCATAACATCCATTTTTAGTCCAATATGAAACTTCTATATCTTCAATTATATAAACACCTCCAGGTTGTAAAAGATTTCTAAAGAAATAATCAAATGTTAATATTTGATGTTCAGGTATATGAGAACCATCATCTATAATAAATCTAATTGGTTTAGTAATTATATTTCTTACATTAATTAAATCATTAATATTACTTTGGTCTGCTTTAAAAACTTTCACTCTTTCTTGTTCTAATTCAACACCTATATCTAAACCATAAATAAAAGCTTTTGGAAAATAATCAAGCCATAATTTTAGTGAATGGGTTCTATCTATACCAATTTCTAACATTGCATCTTCCATGTTTCTTATATTATTTAAAAACATTGGATAATATCTATCATATCCGTGATGAAATATTTTATCTGTTCCTGCTTCATGACCTATTTGTAAAAAATTTTTAGCATTAGTTTCACTAAAGTTTTCAACATAATTAGAAACAGTTAATTGATAAAATAAAATTAATAAGACTAATAATAAAAAAATTTTTAAGTAATTCATATATATAATCTTAGATTTTATTTTATAATTATTTATTTTATAATTCTGATAAAATTTTATCAAAAGGGCAATTTTTAAAATTTATTTCAGTATACTCAGGATTAATTTTTCCATTAAATTTCATATTATTTTTTGATTCAAACATAAAATATAAATTATTATCTTCTCTTGTTCCATTTTCAGAACACAGGTCACTTTTATAATAAATAATTAAAGAAGCACCACCTTCAAATAAGAATTCAATATAATTTTTTTGAGTTTTATATGATTGATAAATTTCAAAATACCAAATAGTTGAATAAATATCACAATATTTAATTCCAAATTTATCATTATCACATCCTAGTATTATTCTATTATGAATTTGTCTATCAATTGTAAAAATTGGTAAATCTTCATAACTAATGTATGCTTTAGCCGGTGAAACACTTACTTTATTTCCCATAGTATAAAATATTTTAAAATTTTATCTTTAATAAACTTTTAATCTAAACACATTTCAGCATTTTCTTTTAAACATGATTGTAAAAAGACTCTTTTGTATAATATTTTTGGTTCAGGATGAATCATGTATAGTATAAAAAATCCAACATACAAAGTTAAAATAAAATTAAATAAATTATCTTCCATTAAAATATAATATAAAATATTTTTATAAATACTATTTAAAAAAATATGATTTAATAAATTAATGAATGTAGAAACTTTCAAATCATTAAAAAATTCACCCAATTTAATTTTAACAGAAGAAATTAAAAATTTAATAAGTTTATTATCAATTGGTAATAAAAGATTATCAAAAAATTATAATAAGGGTGGTAATCAATTATTAAAAAATCCAAAGATGCAATTATTGAAGGATAAAATAGAAAATAAAGTAAATTTAGTATTAAACAAATTATCAGAAACAAATCTAAATAACTTATTATTTGATTTTATTGAATCAATAAATAAAATTAATATAAATGATTATATAGAAATACAAAAAGCATTTTATAATAAAATGCAAGCGGATATTGGATTTGTTAATATATATTTAGAATTTTTTAAAATCTTAGCAAATGTTTATAAAGAAGTTTATAATTTTGATTGTGAATTCTTTTATAAAATTATTGAAACTAAATTTTTAATGGATTATGGGGAAACTTTTGATATACCTGAAAATTTACAATTTTTAAAAGATTATGAAGAAGAATCGAAAAGAATAAATAATTTAACAATTATAAAAAAAATGTTTAAAATAAATATGCTATTACCTAATATTCAAGACCACATTAACACTTTAATAATGAATCAAAATAATCATTTTCCAGATATTTATTATTGGTTTCAAAATGAAAAATTAACTGTTGAAATAAAAAATAAAATTAAGAATAAAATTATTAATAACACTTTACCTTTAAGAGAAAAAGTATTATTGGATAATTTACTAGATACAAAAGATAAAGTTTTAAAAACAAAAATAGAAGAACCTGTAAATGTAATTAAAAAACCAGTACCAAAACAAACTATTAATAAAAATATAACAGAAATGGATACATTAAAGTTAGAAACTGAAAATATAATTGAAGAATATTTAGAATCTTTAGAAATAAAAGATATTAAAGAATTTATTGAAGAAAGATGTCAAGATGCTTTAAGTAAAAATAAATTTTGTCAATATATGTTTGATAAATATTTCGAAGTTTCAATAGAAACATCTACTAAAATTATAGATTTGGTAAAAATACTAGTAAAAAAACAGATATTATATAAAAGTAATTTAAGTAGGGGAATATTATTAATATATAATAATTGGAATGATGTATCTTTGGATTATAATAATCCAAATAAGAAAATGAAAGAATTATTAACATGTTTAAAAAATATGGGTATAACAAAGTTTTTGGAAAATTTGTTAAAGACTTATAAGATTGAATATGAAGTATAAGTTTAATATTGTATTTCAACCGTAACTGAAGGATCATACATGAATTGTCCTGGATATGATAAATTAACTCCAACATAAAGTGTTTCTCCAGGTTTTCCTAATTTAATATTTTTCTTAACAACATTATTAAAAGTAGGATCTGTAGATGATATTTGACCACGAGCCACATCACTATAATCAAATATAATGGCTATTTGTGTTCCTTGACTTGGTTCAGGTCCTCTAGCTATACCAAAATCAACTTCACCTCTAGTGGCTATATTACCACCTGCTGATAATATAACAGTAGCATCACTGCCTTCTATATAATCCAAAGGTACTTGGAATGTTCCTAATGCAGTATACATTTGAGGTATCTTACCAGCTTTAGTATAAGGATTTCCTCCATTTGGTTTGAATGAACGAATAGCTCTAGTTGTTGGTGCCATTGTTGTAGGTGCTCTAGTTGTAGGCGCAAGTGTAATAGCAGGTGCAGGTTTATTTGTCCATACAATTCTACCAGTGGTGATACTTTGTACAGCTAAATATCCATCTAATGTCATTACTAAATTGAAAGGTTTTTCACTAATATTACCTCCAGAATTGGTTTCCCATACTAAAGTTCCATCTCCTGTTGTACTCATTGTTAAGTTACCATCGTCGTGCATAACCAAAGCACAAGGTTGATAAGGATATACTAAGTTTTCCCATACACAATTACCGTGACTATCATATAATCTTAATTCATTATCACTTGGTTCTATTATTAAAGCATAACCATTAGGGAAAAACATTCCTTGAGAAGGACATAATCCATTATTTATAGTAGATAAACAACTTTGTGTATTAGACCATAATAATCTTCCAGTATTTGTAGTTAGTGATACTAAATAGGTATCATCAATTCTTAAAGTAAAAGGTCCTTCTTCGGGTTTATTACCACCTGTATTTGTTTGCCATACTATATTTCCTGAAGGATCATTCAAAGTTAAATTACCATCGTTTTGAATAATTAATTTATTTGTTGGACCATTTGGGCTATTACTAGACCAAATAACTCTTCCAGTATTATGATACACTACTAAACTTCCATAATCTGTAGAAGTTAAATTATAAGTTATACTAGGAGTAGTTAAAACAGGCACAACTCCACCATTCATATCAGAAGACCAAGAACTTGTAATTACTGAATCTTCTGGGTCAGGTGTTGGTTTGGGTGTTGGTGCTAATGTTCTTGGTGGTGTAGTAGCAACCATGGTTGTTTGTCCAAGTGGAGGATTTGTTAATGGTTTAGTAGTGGGTGCTTTTGTTGTAGGTGCCTTTGTTACTGGTGCTTTGGTTACTGGAGGGTCTGAATTTATTATAATATTACTAATTAAACTGTCTGTACTAGCTAATTGACAAATAAAATAAACTGGAATTTTACTTTTTCTGACAGTACTATTAACTAATTGTCCATTAATATAATAATTTACATTTTTTCCATCTATATTAATAGCTAAAACTGTACTAGCTATTTTACTTGCAGGAATTGGTTTAGATTGAAATCTTGGAATGGCTCCAGTATATTTTTCAACAATATCAACTTGATAAAAATCATTATTTACTTTATCTATATGAAAAAGATGATCATGAGTATTAAGACTAAAACCACCTTCAACAGTTTCGGTAAAACCTACATAATTCTCACCTTTACGAGATTTGAAAGTTAAAGTAATTGGTACATTAAAATTAAATAACGAATATGCATAGGCATTTAATTTATCTCCACCATCTACTTTTTTAATATAAGGAACTAAACTAGCATTGTCGGTATTTTTGGATATATAGGTATTTTTACCATCAACAAATTGTACATTAGGCGAACTTGTTACATTAGGCGAAGTTGTTACATTAGGCGAAGTTGTTACATTAGGCGAAGTTGTTACTTTAGGCAAAGTTGTTACTTTAGGCAAAGTTGTTACTTTAGGTGAAGTTGTTGATTCAAAATCTTCTATATATTTCTTACAAATAAAACCATTTTGAATTCCGTTACTCCATTGAATATTCATAGGTTGACAACTAAAATTAAAATTTTTAGACATAAATATATATATATATCTAGAATTTTTATATTTTTATATTTTTATTCTCCTAAAAACATATAAATTTTTGCAATACAACCACATAATTGTAAAAGTGTATCTATACCTCCATTTACTCGAATATAAGATAAAGAAATTATTTCATGAATTTTTAATTTCTTTGATTCTTTAATTTTTAAATCTTTTTCCAAAAGACATTTCATAAAAGTTAAAAGAATATCATTTGGATAATATCCTTTCATATACAACTCTTTAGTTGTTTCAATACCTTCTTGTAATCTTTCATTCAGACAATCATTAATAATTTTTTCTATATAAACTGGTTTTGGTTTATCAACCATTTTATAAACAGTTTCAATAGTTAATTCTTTAAAAGCATAATATATACATTCTAAATTATTAATAGCTTGTCTTATATCCATATCTGAAACAAATAATAAATTATCAATTCCTTCTTTATCATATTTAATATTTTCTTTATTACAAATTGATTCAATTTTATAATATAAATCTATTTTACTAATTCTTGGATATTTAATAATCATACATCTTGATTGAATAGATTCAATAATTTGAGAACAATCATTGCAAATAAAAACAAATCTAGTATTTTTACGAAATTCAGCAATAATATTTGCTAATAAATTTTGAGCTTTTGGTGTTATACTATCACATTCATCTAAAATAATTAACTTATTAATTCCATCAGTTTTCTTTTTACAAAAAGGATAAATAGTTTTATTTATCATTGATAATCCTCTATCGTCAGAAGCATTTAATTCCAAAACATATTCATTAAATTTATGAGTATAAATTTGTTTAGCTAAACAAACAATTGTAGAAGTTTTACCTGTTCCTGGTTCTCCAGTAATAATTAAATTAGGAATAGATTTATTTTCTAACATTTTATCTATCTTAATCTTTATAAATGGGTCTAACAAAATTTCATCAGAAGATTTTGGTCTATATTTTTCAACCCATGGTAATTTAATTTCATTAAACATTTTATTATTGTTTGATTTTATTTTTATAAAACCATCAAACATTATTAAATTCTCCATTATTAAATTATATAATAATCCTCTAAAATAAGTTTATTTAATTAAATATCTATAATTAATTATATGGAAACAAAAAGTATTAATTTTATTTTATTGATTATCATATGTATTTTAACTTATCGTTTATATTATTCAAATAATAATATTATTCAAAATTTTGAAAACACCAATAATAAACCATATTTATGGCAATATTGGGATAATATTGATGGGAAAAAAACACCAGCTTTCATAAATTTATGTTTTAAAACTGTTGATAGAAAATGCAGTAAAAGTTTTCAAATTGTAAGATTAAATAAAGATAATATTTTAAAATATATTCCAGAAATAGATGAATATAAAGAACAAATGAAAGATTTAATAATAGCTCATAAAGTTGATATTTATAGAATAATGTTATTATTTAAATATGGTGGTATGTATTTAGATGCTGATATAATTTGTTTAAGAGATCCTATTGAAATTATTCATAAATTAGATGAATATGATTTTGTTGGTTTTGGTTGTACAGGTATTAATTGTCAATTTGGTTATGGTGAACCTTCTAATTGGTTATTAGCTTCACAAAAAAATAGTATTTTAATGGCATATGTTTTAAAACATTTATTAAATAAAATAAAAAATCAAAAATCATTTGAATATCATGATTTAGGAAAAATAGTAATTTGGGAAGAATTAAGTTATTTAATTAATAATAAAAATTATAAATATTATCACTATCCTAATAAAATTGATGGTTCAAGAGATAAATATGGAAATTGGGTTGATTCAATTATTATATTTTCTAATCAACATATTCAATATGAAGATGAAAAAAATATGATGTTTTTTGTATTTTATAGTTCTGATATGGATAGTGAAATTAAAAAATTATCAGAAGAAGAATTGTTAAAGAAAGATTGGAACTATACTAAATTTTTAAAGAGAGCTTTATTTGAATGATTTTTTTTGAAAATAATAATTTTCATAATAAAGTATTGCAATTAATTTATTAATAAATTCTTCTTGTTCTTTACTAATTATTACTTTATCAGAACCTTCAAATTGAATATATTTTATTATATCATCTTCTTCAATAACAAAATCAACTTCCATTGGTTTTGTTATTTTGTAATTATCTTTTTCTAAAATTATATCATAATTTTTAAATGATTCTATTGTATTTTCTAATACCTTATTTAAATTATTTTTTTGCAAGGGTTTTCTATAAAGCTTAACATGAATTATATTTTTAAAATTATTATCAAAATTAATATTTTTAATTTGGCATATAGTTATATTAATTAACTTTATTAATTTATAAATATCGGAACCTTCAATTTCAGGGTCAAAATGTAATTCACTATGCTTGATTTGTAAAAAATTAATAATATTTTCTTCATTTTTTATATATTCCAATACTCTTTTAGGTCTTGATAAACAAAAACCATTATTAATTTTAATTAATGGTCTTTCATCAAAAATATTATTAAAAAGTATTATCTTACAAATTATATCTATATCTTCTTCTATAATAGGATAGATTAGTTTAACTTTAATAAATGGTAATACTGAAAAAGTATCTGTCATAAATTAAGTTAATTATAATAAAAATATATTAATTCAATTTTTATTCAAGAATTGAATAAAAATTATTAAGTTCTAATTTATTAGAAATTGCCTACAATTTTTATTCAAGAATTGAATAAAAATTATTAAGTTCTAATTTATTCTTCATTAATTGGTATCCATTTTTTAAATTTAGTATGATACACACAATTAAATCTAGCTGACTTATCTTCCAATACTTTTTCATCACACATATGAGAAATTTTAATATTTGGTATATGAGCAATATCTACCCTATCTCCATTTTCTTTTTCACTAATATTATAAACATCTGGTATATTACTCTTAGATAACCAAAATTTTCTAGTTTTACTACCTTTTTCATAAGAGTAAGTTCTTGTTTTTAAATAATCAACAAAATTATAGATTAATTCATATGTTTTAGAATCAACAACTTTAGTTTGATTTGAATCAATATCAATTTTATCAATTTTCTTTTCAATATGAATTATAGAAATTCCAGAATATTTAGGAAAAAATACTAAACCATAACAAGGAATTCCACAATTAGGAATAACTTGTTTTATTAAATTTTCCAGACCATCGTATTTACATAATTTATTTAATTTGAATGAAAAATTAGTACATATTGATGTATCGGAAAAATGAATTTTTAAAATATTATCTAAATGAGTCATTTTATCTTCCATTTCCATATCAATAATTTTTTTCCCAATCAGATAGAAACAATCTTGTATCAAAAAAATATATTTTTTAGAAGATTCGACCATTTTACCATCAAAAATAGTTCCATTAAAAATAGTATCATTTCCTTTAAAAACAATTCTTACCATAAAAACTGTTTTTAAATCTAGTTGCTCTTTGTGATAAGATAATTTTCTTCTGTCTATTGCAACACAAAATTTTTTACTATCAATCATCATGAAAATTATGAAATAATTAAATCCCTTAAAACTAGGAGATACATAGTGTTCATTTTCTTTAAGAAATTCAAGTTTAGTTACATTATTAAGCATAATAAATCTATGCTTACTTAAGTTTAACGAATTATATAGATGATCAATAATCTTTTGTTTAATAATAAAGTCAGTTATTAAATATCCCTCGTCAGATCCAAAAGAAATTTTTTTACTCATTACTAATATATCTAATATTCCTTTAAAAGAGATATTAATCAATTTTTTTAGCTAGTGTTCCTAAAGGGTCCCAAGGTGGTATCATTTTATAAATATTACCTATTTCATTTAATTCCGCATTATTTAATAAATCTTTATGAACAACTATTTCAAATACATATTGATCAAACCATATATCTGTTAATAATAAAAATCCATTTGTTCCACTTGTTGAGCCCCAACTATTTTCTACTTTCCACCTATTAGGATAACTATCATTTTCCATTTTATTATAACCAGATAATAACATTGCATGTGAAGGAACAGAACTATAATATCTCAACCTTTCTTCTTTATTCATTTTAATATCTAAATTTAAATAATCATTATAATTAATTATATTAATATCACTTATTCCACTTTCTTTATCTCTATCAGCACCAACATCACAACCAAACCAAACAGGTTGATTTTTATCAATTGATTTAACTGCTAATTCTTTGATTCTTTCCATTGGTAAATTTAACCACCCTGTGTTTCCTAAAAATTCAACTTGATAATATTTATTGTAAGGATTTTCTTTTCTAGGATCATTAACTATAGTTATCCATTCATCTGGAATAAATTTAGATTTTTCTAATAATTCTAAAGGAGTTAAATTTTTCCATACAACAGTTTTATTCTTATGTTTAAATTCAAAATTAAAACTAGTAGGTGGTTTTCCTAAAAATTTTACCAAAACTTCAAATACTTTAGTCATTTTTTGTTGAATTATTGAATCATATTCTTGAGGTTTTAAATTTTTTATTTTTGATAAAGATATCCAATCATTTTTTAACATTTCAGTTAAAATTTTATTCATTGAAGAACTAGATTTAGCATGATATGAATCAGGATAAATATATTTTGGTACAATACCATATTTTGTTATTAAATCTTTTGCCATGTCCCATTGTCCACCATCACTGAGTGGCTCTTTACAAATATGAGTAAAGTATTGACATTCTCCATTCATATTATTTAAAGTTAACATATGTTCTAAATTACGATTATATCTTTCGAATTTATCCCAAAAAAATAAATAAGATTGACTGAATTCTAATTCTTTAATATCCATTTGTTGTGACCATGTTTGACTTGCAATAAAGCGAAGTAAATTTAATGAAGCAAAAAGCCAACATCTACCAGAAGATTTTTGGTCAGTAATTTTAAAATCAAAAGAAATTTCGTTATTAAAAAAATAAGGATTATTTGCTATTGTCTCCCAATTTTTTGCCAAACTAGATAAAGCATTATAATAAACATCAAATTGAAAATAGGTTTTTGATAAGAGATTATTTATAAAATTTAAAGTTAGATCCATTAATCTATTAAGTTTTATTTTTTTTAATAGACTTAATAAATTTTTTCTATTTAAAAAAATAACATATTATAAATTTAATGAATGTTCATAATTTTTGGAATAATCAACCAATTGATATCTCTAAGAATTCTACAGAAAGTAAATATATAAACTTAAAAAAAATAGAAGAAATTCAAAAAGAACCTTACCAATTACCAAAAGCCTTTGAATGGTATAATATTGATTTAAATAATGATAATGAATTAAAAGAATTATTGGAGTTTATAGGTAATTATTATTATTATGATTCAAGTAAACCTGTTGAATTTACACTTGATTTTTTTAGATGGTTAACAATGCCTCCCAATGATTTAATAATAACTATAAAATGTTTAAATAAAATAGTAGCTTGTATTTGCGGTATTCCTATGGATCTTTTAATTTATGGTGAAAAAGTAAAAGCTATGCAAATTAATTTTCTTTGTGTTCATCCAAAAATGAGAAATAAAAATTTTGCACCATTATTAATTAAAGAAGTAACAAGGAGAACTAATTTGAAAGATATTTGGACAGCTATTTATACAGGTGATAAAAATTTACCTAATGAATTAGTAAGATGCGATACTTATATTAGACCATTAAATATTAGTAAATTAGTTGATTTAGAAATTATGGAAAGACCTAAAAATAATGAGTTTAAAACAATTAAACATCCTACATTAAATATAAGAAAATTAAATGAAAATGATTGTGAAATATGTTGTGAAAAATTTAATAATTTTCAAAAAAAATATAAAATAGCAGTTTATTTTGAATTAGAAAATTTCAAACATCATTTTTTGGGAATTGATAGTTATGTAGTTGAAACCGATAATGAAATTACAGATTTTTTTTCTTTTTTTCCATTAAATATAAAATATAAAGACCCTAAAAAATATGAAAAAATTAATAGATATATTTTATATCATTATTTTAATTTAAAAAATGATATTAATGAATTAATAGAAAATCTTTTATATATTATAAAAAATAAAGGAGGCGATTATGTATCATGTTTAGAACAATATGATAATAAAAAATTTTTTAATAATCTTGAATTTAAAAGAGCAACAACATATTTAAATTTTTTTTTATATAATTGGATTTGTCCTGCTATAGAAAAAAAAGATTTGGGAGTTATTTTAATTTAGGTAAAATTTAATGTAAATTTTTTTTTGAATTATAAATAACATAACCTATAATTACCATAATAATAACAGAAATCATAGGAAAAGTTCTTCCGAAAATAAAAAATATTAAAATAGCAATAAATATCCATAAATAATTATTAGTTATAATATCTGGCATATTAAAATTTGCTCCTCCAGATAATGATGTTTCAGAATTTAAACTATCAAATAATGAATCAAAACCTTTAACAGTGCTATCTATTTCTAAACTATCTAATAATGAGACGAAACCACCAACTTGTTCATCATCTTCAGAAGATGAATAATCTTTACCTAAAACTTTTTTTACACCCGAACCGGATAAAGCTAAACCTATCAAACCTATTAAAAGTAAAACACCACAACCTATAACTAACCACATAAATACAGGAGAAGTCATCCATAAAGAAGATACACTACTAAATAGAGAATTCCAAGTTTCTGCGACTGTATTAACATAAGCTGAAAAACCTCTTTCAAAGCCACTAGTTGTAGTAGATGTTTTTTCAGCTTCAGCCATTTGGTCTAATTTTTGTTTTGAATCAGTTAAAAGTTTTTGTAAATTAATTTGTAAATTTTCCGAAGTAACACCAAGTTTATTGCTAACTTCAGAACCTAAATTCATATTTAATATACATTTTCTTAAATCTTGAATAGTTGCAGCTTGTTTCATATTTACTTTACCATTATCCATAACTTTTAATCCCTGGTCAAATGCTATAACATTTTCAGCATGAATAAGTTGTTGACAAGAAGCGTCAGATGATTGTTTAAAACTTTGTTTAACTACAGAATCTAAAATATTTTTTAAATCACTTTTAATAACACTTTTGCTAAAAAATTCTTGTTTCATTTTACTTTTAATATCAGTTATTTCAGTAGCACTTTTTTTATCACTTCCACCAGTTATATCTTTTGCAAAATTAGTAAAAACACCCACTAAAGAATCCGCAACACCTTCTAAACCTTGTGCATCTTTAGATTTTTCAACAATAGTTGCCAATTGGTTTGCTTGTTGTTGGAGATTTTGTGTAGCTTGTTGTTGGTTTAACATTTCAGATGCTGATTTAGCTGCTAATTCTTGTAAAGCACCGGCATCAGAAACTAAATGTGCTATTGCGGAAGATTCTGCTAAAATATTATTTCTTTGATCAAAATTAGAAACACTTTTTCCACCAAAATCTAAATCACCACCAGATGTAAAAATATTAGAAGATGAAATTTTTTGTTGAATCTTAGCTACATTAGACTGAACAATATCAGTAGCAACTTTAGAAAGAGTTTCGTTCATAATATTAGAAATCGTTTTTTGCGAATTTAATATAGATATTCCTAATTCTTGTTCTATATTTTTTTTGATTAAAACATCACTATCATGTGAACCACCCATACTATTTATATTATAAAGATATATAAAAAAAAATTTAAATTAAATTATATTTATAGTTTAATTTATTTATTTAGAAATGTAAATTATATAACCAATAATTACAATAACTAAAGCTGAGCTCATAGGTAAAGAATTTCCAAAAACATAATATACTAAAATAGCTATTAATGCCCATAAATAAACATTCCCGTAATTATTTTCTATAGCACCTCCAAATAATGATGTTTCTGAATCCAAACTTTCTAATAACATATTAAAACCACCAACTTGTTCTTTTGATTCAGATTCAGGAAAGGATTCAGATGGTTCATCTCCATTACCCATAATACCTGACAAACTTTTACCTAAAAAAGCTAAAACCAACAATCCAATAACAATACAAGCTCCGACAGCTAAAATCATAATCGAAAAAGTTGGACTTGTCATCCATAAAGAAGAAACACCGTGAAATAATCCTTGCCAAATAGAACCAATTGCATGTACTAAATTAACAAACATTGTGGTTATAGCACTAGTTGTTTCACTAAGAGATTCTACTTTAGCTTGTTGGGAAGCTTTTTGTGATAAGTCATTAATAATTTTTTGATAAGTTTCACCCAAGAATTGAGAAGTTACCCCTAATTCACTTGCAACTGATGCACCTAAATTCATATTAACTATACATTGTCTTAAATCTTCAATTTTGGCAACTTGATTCCAATTAACTATTGCGTCATCATGTATAGTTAATTTACCAGCACCATCGATAACATTTACACCATTAATTAGTTGTTTACATTCTGCACTAGTTGATTGTTTAAAACTTTGTTGAACAGCTGATTCTATTATATGTGTTAAATTTGATTCTGTAACTGTTACATTTGTTAGTTCCGTATTAACTTTATTTTTAATATCTGTTATTTGAGTATTAGATACATTAGTACCTGTTCCAGTTATTGAATCTACTATACTATTTACTCCATTAGCTAAAGATTTAACAACACCTTCTAAACCTCCTTCTTTTGTTGTTTTTTCTACAATTGATGCTAATTGATTAGCATCTTGTTGTAAACTATTTTTATTTTGTTGATCTTGTAAAATTTTTTGAGCAGCAGTACTTGCTAACTTTTGTAAACTACTCGCATTAGTAACTAAATTTGCAATGGCTGAAGATTTTGCCAAAATATCCTGTTGTTGATTTACATTTAATTCACCATTTCCTGAGATAACAACAGGACCAACAAAATGAAATTTATTTATAGTTGATATTTTAGATATCATTTCTGCAGAACTTTCTTGTACAATATCTGTAGCTACCTGACTAACAACTTTATGTAAAATTGAATTAATATTAGTTTGAGAATTTGAAATTCGATTAGTTACTTCATTTTCAATGCTTTTTGTAATCAAGGCTGTGTTATTATTATTAGCACCCATAGTATTATTATTAAAATGCTGTATAAAAAAATTTTAAATTTATTTTATTTAATTTTATAAAAATTTAAAACTATTTAAATTTATATGGGAAATACTTTAAGTTCTACAAATGAGCCAGGTACTTTGGATATAAATAATCCTAATGCAAAAGCATATATGGATTTTCTTATGAACTTTTATAAAAATAATTATGTTTTTTTAGGAACATATACAGGTTATACAACCGATGCTTCGGGTAATAAAGTAGGCGGATACTATGTTGATCAAAATGGAAATAAGTTTAACAATTTTATGGAAAAAACAGCATGTTGTATGGGAAATGGAAGTTCTAATGTAAGTATTAGTTTACCTGCTGTATTAGTAGATAATAATGGAAATCCTTTAGCTGAAGATAGCAAAAAAAATATTTTTCCATTCACTTTAAGTTGGGAAAACTTTATTGATAAATCTAAATTATCTACCGTTTGTACTTTTACTGATAGTAATGGTGCAAAAACTCTTTACCAAAATCAAGGCGCTTCTGATAAAGGTGGTAATAACTGGAAAGATAATATAGGTGGTAATCCCGGACATTGTTTAAGTTTCTATAACAAATTATGTAATAAAGTTCATGATAGTAGGTATAACTATACAGATTACTCAACTACTAAATATATAGGTGCTAATACTCCTGAACCTGTTGCTAATCAAAAATATTATGGTAGTTATGGTTTAGAAGTAAATGATTTAAATACCCCTAAGGATCCCTTTATGTCTTGTTCTTGTTTAAATAGTCCTATTAGAAGAGGTGCTTTCCCTAATATTAATGCTTCAACTTGGACTAATACTCAAAATACAGATAGCAGATGTTACAATGGTGTAACAAATAATTATTCATATGTTGATGTATCTGATCTTGCAAATTGCGTTAATTATAATGCAGTTAGTGTAGGTGGTAATTTTGTTTCAACAGATCAAGCAAAAGTAACTATAAATCAAAGTAATAGTTGTGCACCTGCACCTTCTAGTAATAATGATGGTGGTAGTGGTAGTAGCGGAAGTGGAAGTGGAAGTGGTAGTGGTAATGGTAGTGGTAGTGGTAGCGGAAGTGGTAGTGGTAGTGGTAGTGGTAGTGGTAGTGGAAGTGGTAGTGGAAGTGGTAGTGGTAGCGGAAGTGGTAGTGGTAGTGGAAGTGGTAGTGGTAGTGGTAGTACTTCAGCTCCTACCTCAGCTCCTACACCAGCTCGTACTTCAGCTCCAACATCAGCTCCTTCTTCAGCAATATCAGAAACTGATATTCAAAAATTTTTAGCAGGTCAATTAATTCCCGGATTAAAAAATGAATATTTATTAATAATAATAGGTGTTGTTATATTTTTATTAATACTTTTAACATTATTATTATAGGTGTTTATTATAAATTTTGTATAATTTTTTCTACTTTAATTTCAGAAATATTTAATAAACCTTTTTTAATTTCATTAGAATTAACAAAAGAAGTGTCATTTAAATTAGCCAAACCAATAAAAGATTTATTTCCAGAATTTGATATAAATGTTACTTTATATCCTTTTCTTACAAAAAGATTAATTTCTTTTTTCTCATTTTTTTGTTCTTTATTGATTCTAATTATATTTCCAGGTATTTCAAAAAATTTATCTGTTTTTTTGGGTTTTATAGCTTTATAAGAACCTAATGATAAATTATATTCTAAAGGATGATCGTTTATTAAACATTTACCCGATGGATTTATAACTGAAGAATTTATACTAATTCTAACTATATAATTTTTATTAGTAGCTTCTGTAAATAATAACTTAGGTATAACAGGTGTACATTCTATTTTTGAATCTTTTTTCACAGAATCATCTTTTTTATCTAATTCTTTAGGTAAAGAATCTGTATTATCTTTATCATCTTTTTTATCAACATTATAACTATCGTCTATTCCCATAACACTATTAATTGCTGAAATACCTATTTTTTGTGAATTTTTATCAGGTTTAATACCATTTGATTGTAATGCTGAAATTGAAAGTGGAGGTTTCTTATTATCATCATTATTTTTAATATTATCTGAATATTTATTATTATCTGTGGATTTATTATTAGTTTCTTTAGAATCTAAATTAGTTTCTTTAGAATCTAAAAGATTAATTTTAACTTCATTATCTTCTTTTTGTTCTTGAATATTAAAATTTTCAATTATATTAAATGTATCTATATAAGATAAAATTATAACAGATAGTATTAAAGCTAATGCTAATTCTATTTTAAAAATTAACACTAAAAGAGTAGTTAAAATAATCATTTTTGAAACAGAATTTTTTAATAAAAATAAAAATATATTTTTCATATTAAAAAATATGAGAAATTAATTTTATCAAAAAAAATTAACAATAACTGTAATATTATCTAGTGAACCTTTGTTAAATGCATGGTCACATAAAGCCTTCGCATAATTACCTTTGAAATTTTTATTTTTTAAATTTAATATAAAATCTACAGCATCCTGGTTACTTAGAACATCCCATAAACCGTCACAAGCCTTAATTAAAAAATTATCTTCGCTTGATATTTTATATCTGTAAACTTGTGGTAAATGAGATACATAAGGTGTACATTCTAAATCTCCAAAAGCTCTAGATAAAGACAAGTCTTTTACTCTCCAATCAACACCATCAAACTTAACAAAATTACCCCCACCTAATTGTTCTATTCTAGCTCTTTCTTCAGGAGTATTTGGTTTATGATCTTTAGACAATTGTACGGCTAAACCATCTTTATTACATAGAACACCTCTGGAATCACCTACATTAATCATCCATAAATATTTTTTTTTATCTTCTTTATTTATTATAGATACACAAGCAGTAGAACCACAATAATTTGCAGCTCTGGGATGATTTTTTTTTAAATTTTCTTGAATTGAATCATAAACTTTATTAACATAATTAGAAAACTTTTCTGGTTTAGCAAAAATATTTTTTTCAAATTTTTTTGTAAAAAATAAAGGAAGGTTATCTTTTAAATATTTAGATACCGCTTTGCCACCATGACCATCAAAAACGGCATATAAATTAATATTATTCTTATTTTCTTCTTCACCATCCAAATTTTCAAAGGTTATATGTTGATCTTCATTTGAATCTCTTTTTCCTTGTATTGTATATGAATAATTTTTCATATTAATTAAAATAATTTAGATTAAAATATTTAGTATACTATTTTGTAATTTCCACGATTCGTTTTGATAAGTAAGTAGAAAATAAATACTTAATCTATGTTTTATATTTTTACTAATCAAATTTCCAGTAATCATAATATCAATTCTCCTAGAACCAGATTCCATTGAATCAAAATCTATAATTTCAAATTCTATTCCTTCGGAAGCCATAGAAAACAATAAAGTTATTATTTCTAGTTTTCCTTTATAAATAATATTTTTATATTTTAGTCTAGTATAATCTTCAATAACATTACTAATTTCTATTTTAGAATCCTTCCAACAAACAAAAAAGAATTCCGAAAATTCTTTGGCTAACATCTGAAAATTGATTTTGTTAACTATATTTTTGCCAGATATATCCGTCATATTCATATTTATCTTAAATTAAAATATTATTTTTCAATTTTTCTTCTAAAGATTTACTATTTTAATTTAATATAATGAAATTTACAAAAATTGAAATACTTGAATCATGTTCAGATACTGTATATTTAGGTACAATAAATGAAATACTTACAGTATTAATTGGTAATAAAAATTTACCTGATGAAATTGAATTAAATAAAGATATAATTTTAAATAAAAATACACCACAAATAATTAATGAACAAGGAATTAATAAGATTTATTATCCAGCTTCACCAGAAATAATAGATTGGTATAAAAATAAGGTAATTATAGTTACAGAAACTTATAAAGATTACGAAGAAAAAATAGAACCTTATATTGATTCTATATTAGAAACTAATACAAAATGGGTTAAAAATATTTTGTATTATAAAATGGAAACTGAAAGAATATTATTTAAAAATAAAAAATTTATAATAATAAAAAATATTGCTTGGGAATCAGAAAATGATTTTTATTTATTGGTAATTCCATTTGAAAAAATTAAAAATATAAGACATTTAAATATTCAACATAAAGAATTATTAGAAAATATGAAGAAAAAAAGTTTGGAAGTTGCAAAGAAATTTAATTATTTTGATAATAATTTATATTTCTTTTTTCACTATCATCCTACTTGTTATCATTTACATTTACATGTATGCTTAATAAATCACAAAGCATTAAAATTTAGAATTTATAGACATGTATTATTAGAAAATGTTATGAAAGAATTAGACACAATTGGAAAAAAAATAATGAAATTTGAAATGTGTATTTCAAATCCTATTTATAAACTTTTAGAAAAATGATTTCTAAATAGAACATTTTCCAATACCCTTGGATTCAGGATTGGCTATTACATCCATAAAATGTCTTGTATCATACATTAATTGAATTTGTTTTGAACAAGTATCTATATTTGGATTTCCTTCTTTAACATTGTTAGATGTTACAAAAAACAAATAGAAATTTTTAAAACTTTCATCATCTAAATAAGGTGCCAAAACTGATTTAATAGGAGGATTTTTTATATTGAAAATTTTGTTATAATCGTAATTGTTAATCCAATTTTTAGTAATATCATCTAAATTATCAGATAAACCTTTTGTACTATTATCAATAGTCATATTTGTTGAATTTCTTAAATAATTGTTATAGTTATCGTTTGCAGATGGTTCAAAATATTCTTTTCCAATATATTTGTTTTCGCCTGTAGATTTAATAATATTTCTCAAAACCATAATTTGACTAATAAATTCATTATCTTTTACAATTATACTTGGATTTTCCTTAAATTTACCATCTACAACAGTACCATTATCAATTAATTCTTTCCATCCAATAGGTAATTTACCAGAATCATCATTAGCAATTATTTTTTTATAAATTTCATTTTGTGAACAAACTACAGAAACAGTTGGTTTAGATTTATCTCTATTTTTTTGAATTTTTTCACTTAAAACTTCTAATAAACCCAAAATATTTTCATTTATATATATACCTTCTAATCCTGCGTAACCATATCTTTTGGCTTTATATTTATCATCTACTAACATATCATTAATTTTAGCTCCTAATTTTTCTAATCCATTATCTTGATTAATCATATTTGTAATTTGAGCTATTGCTCTACTTGTAAGACCATAAAGTCCTTGTTTAGTAGTACCATTTGGATAAATATAAAGATGAGATTTATTTCCTATGGATGTAAATACAGAAGTTGTAATATTTGTAATATCTAATTTTGGATGTATATCTTTATATTTTTGTAAATGTTCTTGTGTTTCGGAATCAATACCATAACTTGTTAAAGTAGGAACAGATATTGAACTATTAGAAGTAGAAGAATTAATTAAATGGTCACCGCCTTTTTGAGTATCATCAAAATGTTCTGCAATTTCAGGAACCATACCTAACCATAAAGGATTTATATACATCATAGATTTAATCATTTTTTTATCGTAACGATTACTATTAGCTTCCTTACCGGGTCCTGGTCTATGATTGAAAAAGAATGGTTTTGGTTCAAAAGATTGTCCTAAGCTGTCTCTTTCACAATAAGTTTGATACAAGTTTTCTTTACCTGGTAAATCCATTACAACTAATCTAGGAGTAGAATTAGCTAATTTAATTTTAAAATCATAAATCATTATAGAACGACTTGATTCAGGATTATTTATAGTAGCTTTAATTCTACCGGTTTCTTTTCTAATAGTATCAATATTCTCAACAATTTCTTTAAAATTTTTAATTTGTTTATTAGAAATAGAAGTATAGGCGTTATTAGTTAAATCTTTCAAAAATTCATCAAAACCATCTTTTTCTATTCTAGATGGATTTGGATTTATTTTTGTAGAATCAGAAGAATTTCTATCTATTAAATCATAATGGTAAATACAGTGAGTAAAATTGTTAGCTTCCCAATAAAATTTATAAGGAACACCTAAGCCATATAATTCAAAGGCTTTCATTTCAATTACTGGAGAACCAGTAATTCCATTTAATGTAGATTGCAACATACCATCTATACCTTTTGTACCAAATAATGTAAATGTTTTACCTACACCAGAATAACCATAAGTTAATAACATTACTGATTTTCCAGAATTTAACATATTTCCTAAACCCATATACATTGCTAATGCATCATTTTCTTGAAAGTTATCAGGATCAAATATTTCTTCAAATTTAATATTTTTTACCGCTTCAGATTTATATTTGGCATCAGGGTCTTCTATACCATTAACCAAACTATCTTTAACTTGAAAACATTTTAATATATTATCGGATTTTAAGAAATTTTTAGTATCTTTAGTGAAGGTTTCATTTCCTTTAGCTACACCATCATTGAAGTTGATTCTCATATAATTTGCAACAGGAGGTAATTTCATTTGGTAAGCATCTAAGATAGTAAAAAATATATTGAATAAAAAGAAATAATTTTTATTAACACTTGATGATTTAATATTTGCTAATGTGTTTAATTTGTATTTTAAATTCCATGGATTAGTTTTAAGTAATTCTTTTTTTATTTCTTTAGATTTATTACTAAAATCTGTAGATTCTTTATATTTACAATCTTGATAATCCCAAAATGCATATAATTCAGAAAAGAATCTTCTTAAAATTTTAATCATGAAAAAATGTTTTGTATAAAACCATTTATTTTCATCAGTTTTATAGTTTTCTTCTTTAAATAATGAAGGATTTTCAAATTTATCTACAATTTCTTCTAGTCTTTTTAATATATTTTCATAAAAAGAAATAGAACCTTTTGAAATTAAATTCCAATATTCATATTCTTTTTGAGCTAAAACCAAAGAAACATAAGTTACAATATATTTTTGAAAATTCATAAATTGAGAATATCTTACATTATATTTTTTTGTTAATTTTTTAACTTCATTTCTTTTATTTTTCATTTCTCTTATTTTCATTTCAAATTCAGATAATTTATTAATAAAATCATTTAAATGTCTATCTTCACCACCTATTTGTATTGATATTGCATTTTTATTTAAAAATTTATTTATAATATTTAAATGTTCTTCTAAAGATTGTTTAACTTTATTCATTTTAGCAATTATTTCATTGGGATTTTTTAGTTGAAATGATAATAATTCTTTTTGAACTCTATTTATATCTTTTAAAAAATCAATAAAATTTATTTTCTTTTCAATACTTTTAATAACAGGAGAATAAGTTCTTTCTGTTTGAGTTATAGGCGCATCTCTAAATTTTATGAAAGCTTCTATTGCGGAAAAATCTTTATTTTTATCTTCGTGAACATTTAAATGCTTATTAATATTTGAATACTTATTATTTTTAACTATTTCAATCAATTTATCTTGAATTTTTATATCAAGAGTAGCTTTTTTTATAATATCAAAAAACTGTTTGTATAATTTTTCCAATTCTTCTTTTTTTACTTTTTCTTCAGGAGATTTTTCAGAAACTAAAGAATCAATATAGTTTTTATCACTTAATCTTGAATTTGTTAACTCTATTTTTTCCAATAAATCTTTTCTTTTAGTTTCTAATTCTTTTTTAACGCCTTCTATTATAGCCAAGTCTAAATTATCACCCAAAGTACATTTTGATGATAATTCAGAATTAACAATTTTAGTTTCTTTAAAATTACTAATTAAAAGATTACAATTTTGTAAATTTTCTTTTGCTTTTACTAAATCAATATTTAATTTTTTCATTTTTTCGCTTAAATCAGATGAAATATATTCTGAAATTGTATCGTAAGAAACGAGAAAATTTTCTATTTCCATAATTTTAACCTTCAATTCGTCAACTATTAATTGATATTGTAAAATAGCTTTATTTTCAATTCTTATAAGATTTATATTATTCTTCCAAGTTTTATAAAGATTTTCCATAGTAGTATTTAGTTTTACCTTTTCTATTCCAACTTTTATATCCTCTTCTCTTAAATTATAACTTGTACCACCTGTTTGATTTGTATCTTGTTGATTTGTATCTTGTTTATTTGTATCTGTTTTAATAAATTCAGAACTAATTAATGCATTTTCTTCTGTATTTTTATCTACAGTATCAACTAAATCTTGATAATAGCTAAATTCTTTGTCAGCATCACTTTGAGGTACAACTAATATCTTATCTTTTTCATCATCTTTTGGTTCTATTAAAAATTTATTATCTCCAGATGTATAATTTGTTTCATTTTTATCCATTAATAAAATAGGAAAAGCATATTTACAATTTCCTGTTTCTTCAACAGATGTTTGTTGTTGATTGCCTAAATATAATGATTCCATTTGATTAATATATTCTTTAATATCTGAAATAATACCACCATCACCAGTAATAGGTGCCATCATGTCGTCATAGGCTTTAATTTTAGCTTCTATATCGTTAATGTTTTTATTAATTTCTTCATTTTTAACTAAATTACCATTTACAACACCACCTAATTGATTTCTTAAATCATTAACTAATTGAGAAGTATCATTAATATATTTATCAGAAATTTTGGCTAATTGTTCTGGATCAATTCTTTCTTTAACAAATTGTAATTTTCTATCTACTTGAATTCCTTTATAATCAGCAGCTGATGAATCAATTAAAATATCTATATCTCTAAGTCTATTGATAATATTTTTAGATTCTAAAGATTTATCATCACCTTTACCTACACTATTAATTTCACCTTCTATTTTATTTACTTTACTATTAATTGAATCAATCAAATCCTTTAATTTATCATATGGATCAAGCACTACATTTTTTCTACTTGATTCAATATTACTAATTTTTTTCTTAATCTTCAATAATTCATTTTGAATTGTAAATAATTCTACTTTATCCCCACCAACTTGTACTTTTTTCAATTGAAGTATTTTTTCATAGTTTCTATATTTTTTCTCTTTCAATTCTACAAATTTTATAAAAGAAAAGTTATTAATATTCATTGTAATTATAATACTTTTGAAAATATTATAATAAAATTTTTTTATTCTGAATAACTAAATATTTCATTGTATTTGTCTAAAACTTTATAATATAAATTAAAAATTATAAAATAAACTCCTAATTTATCATCTGACTCAAAAATATCAATACTAGAATCCTGTTTTAATACATCAGTTTTATTTATTTCATTAAAGAAAATATATAATATTTTTATTATTAAAAAATGCTTAAAATACATAATTGTATGAGTATTATTTACTATTAAAGGAATTGTAGTTTCGAATATTTTTTTCGGATTATCAATAATTTTATTTAAATGATTTAAAACTTTTAAATATTTTTGGAATGAATTATATGTTATATATTGATATATTGGTCTTTTGTTCATATAAAATTTTTGCATGTTTTTCATTAAGAAAAATTTATAATTAAAATATTGAATAAATAGCACATTATATTCACCAATTTTTTCTTTAAAATCATCTATTATAATTTTTCTTTTAGCTAAAATAGATTCATATTTTTTTGATAATTCAATAAATTTTTCCAAGCTTCCTCCAATTAAAATTGGTATTTTTTGTTGATCTGTTAAAAAATCTTGAATAAATGTATCTTCATTAAAATCTAAATAATCTAAATAATAATTTTTTTTATTTAATTGAAGTATTGAATCTTTTTTATAAATTTTAGGAATAAAACTTTCCAAGTTATCTTCCATATCCAAATCTATTTTTTCTTTAATATTATTATCATTAATTATTTTTAAACTAGTTAATCCTTCTAAAATTTTAGTATTATTAAATTCAAATCTAATTTTTTCTATTCTGTTATTTAATCCTTTAGTAAAATTTTCTATAAAATTTATTTCAGTTTCCATTTTTGATAATCTTTCTTCAATTAATTCTTTATTATTATCAAAAAAATTATTATTAAAATCCATCTTTTTTTGCATATCTTCTTTATCAAAATTTGTATTAATTACAGGAGTATCCAAATTAACAATCTTATCTAATTTTAATAATTCTTTTCTAGGTGTAAAATTTGTTTCTTCATTAGGAACTAAACCATCTATTTTATTAATAGGGGTAATATTTAATTTTTCTTCTCTTGGTATAAAAGTAGCGTCCATTTTATCGGGATTAATTTTATATATTGGATTTACATTTAATTTTTCTCCTCTCGATATAAAAGTAGCATCTATTTTATCAGGATTAATTTTATATATTGGATTTACATTTAATTTTTCTCCTCTTGTTTTAAAAGTTTTATCTATTTCAGAGGGATTAATTTCAGAAAGTGGATTAGTATTTAATTTTTCATTTCTTTTTTCAAAATTAATATATTTACCAAGACTATTAATTTCAGAATCTAATTTATTTAATGAATCCAAATTTATATTTAATAAAGGTTTAACTTTAGGAAGTTTATCGTTAAAATTACCTTGAAAATCTAAATTAATATCTGGTACATCATTTAAAAATTTATCGAAATTTGATAAGTTATCTATTATAGATTTATCATTAGGTACAATTTTTCTAGTATCAGAAAATAATTTTTCAATTCTGTCTAATTCACCTGATAATCCATCCAAAGAAGTTTTAAATCTTTCTTTAGAAGAAAGATTACTTAATTTTTTCATTGTCTTAAGTAATTCTTTTTGGGTTTTTTCCAAAACGACTTTATTTTTTTCCATTTAATAATAAATGGAAAATAAATTTTCTTATTTATTTTAATATGCTTTTAGAAGAACTAAAATTTTTAATTAAAGATTTTGAAAGTGTTCTTTCCCAAGATACAAGATTTAAAAAAGATATGTTTTTTAAGAATCAGGTAAAGATAATTTACGGTTCTAAAAAAATTAATAATGTATTTATTCCAATTATGGCTAATACATATACTGAAAAAAATAAATGTCCACCTTGTCCCAAATGTGAACAACACAAATGTCCTGAACCAGTTATACCACCTTGTCCAAAATGTGAACAACACAAATGTCCCGAACCAGTACCTTGTCCAAAATGTGAACAACACAAATGTCCCGAACCAGTACCTTGTCCAAAATGTGAACAAATTAAATGTCCAGAACCAGTACCTTGTCCAAAACCCGATAATTACAAAATAGGTTCAATATTAAATTCTAATAAAATAACAGAATTTATTACACATTTATCACAAACAAGTTCTGAAGAAGATGATGTAGACAGTATTTATGAAGGTTCAGAAGGAGAAGAGATAAAAGATTTACCTATACCACAACAAATAGAAATAATAAAAGAAACAGATCTAAAGTTTAAAAATTATACAGATTATGAAATATTTGATTTAATTATTAAATATATTAGAAGAACAGACAAAAATTTAAAAAATAAGAAAAATTTAAAAATTATAGAAAATATTTCCAAATATATTAAAATGAAAGATTCGGAATCTAAAAATGAAAAATATAATGAAATTTTAAATTTAATTAGAAAATATTTCCAAATATATTAAAATGAAAGATTCGGAATCTAAAAATGAAAAATATAATGAAATTTTAAATTTAATTAGAAAATTTCAATAAACTTAATAAGGAGTTTCAGTTAAAGAATTAGGTAATTCTCTGTAATTTCTTCTACCACCGCCAATAAGACCTAAATTTAAATATTTATTTTGGTTATTTTGGTTATCAGGTGGACTTGGTGGTACAGCTTCAGATTCATCTTTAGCTATACTAGCATTAAATTTTTCTAAAATATTAGTATATGAAGCTGATATATTATCTAAAGTTGCATTTTCAATATTATGAAATTTTCCAATTAGTAATATTTCATCAGAAGTAATATCTTTATGATTTGCATTATTTTTTCCATCTTTATCTACAGGAGATAAATCAAATGCTACCATTTTATCTGCACCAACCTTATCTTTAAAATCATTTACTGATGCCAATTGGTTAGCTTTTACATTGTGGTAAATGTTATATTGATATACCAATGGTAAAGATTCAAAATCTACATTTGCTTCATTTAATTTAGGTAATTTAATATGAATTGAATCAATTAAATCTCTAACGTTATTGAGAGAATCTTTAATGGGTTTAATCTTTTCAGATAATTTACTAATGTTTGCATTAAGAGCATCTAGTTTATTTGCTTGTAAGAGAATTTCTCTCTTCTTTTTTAAAGCAGATTGTTCTAAGTCAGAAAATTTTAAACCATCTTCACCTAAACCACCTCTTTGTAAACCACCACCAACTAATTTAGTATCTACCTTATGTAAAAGGTCTAATGATTCAGCTATTGAGTCAATTTTGGCTTTAAGTTTGTTAATGTATTTTTCACGAATTTTTAAACTATTTTCAAGCATTAATTATATAATTAAATGGAGAATTTAAATATAATTGAAATAAAAAAAAAATTTAAATATTTATCAAAAAATCCAAAAAAAAATTATAATGAAATATTAAACTTATATCAAAAAATTGTTGTATATTATTTTTATCTTAAAAAATCTGATGAATTAATATAAAATAAAATTTAAAAACTATTATTATTTAATGTATAATAATTTTTCTTTCTTAGGAAGTCAAACTCAAGATTCAAATAATTTTTTCCAGTTTGAAACTGAAAAAGATTCGGATTCAGAATATTTACTAGTTAAACCTGTTCTTGAAAACTATGAACAAGATAATGAAGATAATTTAGAAATAGAAAATTATGAAGATATTGAACAAGATGATAATAATTTGGAACAAGATGATAATAATTTACAAAACGAAGAAGATAATACGGTAATAGAAAACTATGAAAACACAAATGAAATTCTCGATGAAGAAATAGTTTTAGATATGAATATGATTGATGAAACCTCAGAAACTTTACCAACACAAGTACCAACTTTACCTGCATTATCCCAACCACCTCTTCAAAAGGCAACACAAGTACCAACTCAAGTTGTAACTTTACCTGGATTATCTCAACCACCTACTCAAATGGCAACACAAGTACCAACTCAAGTTGTAACTTTACCTGGATTAGCACAACCTACAAATCAAGTAGCAACTTTACCTGTATTATCCCAACCTAAAGATATAATAGGTAATGTTATAACTGGTGAATCATTAGTAGTTTCAAAAAATGAATCATTAATTATAAATCAAAATGTTAATACTGTATTAACAAATCCTCCTTTAACACCAAAAAATAAAATATTATCTAAAAATGAAATAACACCACTACCTTTTAAGAAGCATCATATTAGTTATATGAGAATAATCTTACATATATTATTAATATCATTTGTTATTTTGATGTTGTATTCTCATTATTTTAAACATTAATTAATTTTGTAATATATTACAAAATTAAATAATTTTTTTTTGCTAATTCCAAAATTTTTTAAAAGAATGTGTTTTGCTGTATGGAATTTATAATGCGGGGTGTGGGGTTCGAACCCACGCGGATTGCTCCATGGGGTCTTAAATCCCACTCCTTAACCACTCGGACAACCCCGCTAGTTTGCTGACTTCTGTATTTTGAATAAATGAGGTATTTTGCTGTAAGAAATCAAGGTTTGCTAATTGCCGAAGACAAATTTTAATAATTTGTTTTTTCGCTGTAGGCAATAATATGCTGTAAGAATTTATGAAGATATCTTCATTTTCTTACCGCATACAAATATTTCTAAGGTTTTAATGAGTTAAATTTTCAATTTTTTTACATTTAACACATTACTATATTATTATATAAATATGTCTTTATATAGAAACTATAGGTATTTTATAAATGTAAATGTGAATTCCTTTTTCAACGTACAAATAAGTTTTACCAGTTAATATATTTTCTGGTACATCAATTTTTGAACAGATTGGGTAACCTTCCGAAACCCTTATTTGATAGGCTATTTGTACTGCGTGCTTTTCCTTAACTACTGCTGCAGCGGAAGCAAATGATGTATATACATTTTCATATGGTATTCCATTTTCAATAACGACATAGACTGTAGACATTAATATATTAGTATATAATAATTATATATTAATTTCAATTTTTAATACAATCTAAAGTGTTTTCATATTTTCTTATCCACTTTCTGATACAATTATCACTTACCTCGTATTTAATTCCAACTTGAACATAACTACCAAGCGTTTCAAGATCTTTTTTAAGTTGATCTAATGATGGTCGCTTTGTATCAATTATAACTTTATTGGAGCGTTTTTTATTTTCGCATTTATTGCATCTTGTAGATAAGTTTGAAATTAAAGTATTGCAATCTATACATTTTTTTGTTTTTTGTATTATATTTATTACTTTATTATTTTTGTTTTGTAAATTTGTTTTTTCTTTTATATTTATTACTTTATTATTTTTATTTTGTAAATTTGTTTTTTCTTTTAGTTGTAATTCTAGCTGTTTTGTTTTTTCAATTTCTATTTGTAAATCTGCATTTCTAATTGATTCTAGCATTTCATAATTTTTAATTGATTCTAACATTTCATATTTTTTTAATTCAATCTCGTATTGTTTTAATTTAGTATTTTCAAGTAATAATAGACTATCAAATTTATATTTATTTTCTTTTCTATCATTATTATCTAATTCTTCATCGACCATTATTTTAATTTCATTAATAACTCTTTCAATAGTATAATCATTATTTGTTTCAAATAATTCTGTTCCAACATTTTCTATAATTCTCCTAATTTTACAATTATTTGCATATTGTTTTATTTTATGTTCTATATCTAATGCAATATTTATATTAGGAAAAGTAAATACTTCTAATATTTCATCAAAATTTAAAAATCTTTTATGATTATTCATTCTAATTTTTAAATTCGATGTAATTCCAAATTTATATAATGAATCTTTAACTCTAATTATATAAACACAATTTTCATTATTTAATTCTTTTATTTTATTATCATCGTAATAAATTTGATTTTGATTTTTATTATAAGAACCAGTTTTACGAATTGATATAAGTATATCATGAGTTACCCATCGTTTGAATTCTTTAGCTTTTGGTAATTTACTTGAAAAAATAAGAGAATATAAACCAGATTCGTTAATAAATATAGTATTGTTATCAATAACTTTATTAATTTTCTTTTCCAGGTTTAATTTAATTTTTTTTAATTGAGTAATTTGTTTGGGGGAATAGGGATGGCGTTTCACCCCCCCTTCTCCCTCTGAAGTGTCTTCATTTTTACTTTCTGTTTTCAATTCAATTCCTGAGAATGTAAATATGTCTTCTTTGTCTATATGTTGATTAAATGCTTTCTTATGGTCTTCATATTTAAGTAAATCACAAATATCTTTACCCTTAAAATAAACATTTTCTTCAAATTCAAAAAATAATACTTTTTTATCATCATATAATATATTATTAGTACCAAAATCAACAAAGTTTCTATTAGTTGTTTTCTTAATTAGTTCTTCTTTTGATGTAGTATGTTTATTTATTATAATTATTTCATCTTCCTTTATAATAATTTCTTTAGTATTGTCTTCTTCATCTACTTTAATTGGTTTTTTACTATTTAGATATTCTAGATATTGTTTAGCAGTAACTGATTTACTTTTATTTAATAAATTAATCATTGAATCATAACTAATATAATAATTACTATTAATTAGTTTTTTTCCATCTATTTTCTTAACAAATTCTTTAACATTTTTTGAATTAATTAATTTTTCAGCTATGTCATTTAAACAATATAATTCGTCTTCTTTGTGTATTTTTATATCTTCCATTAATATATAAAACTTTTTCTCTTTATATCAAATCGAACCCACGGCACACCATTCCCTCGAACCAGATAACAAATTTAATTTATTATAATTATAATAAATTGAAAGAGTATAAAATAATTTTGTACTACCGATACAGGGGCTCGAACCCTGGACCTTCCGGTTAAAAGCCGGACGCTCTACCAACTGAGCTATATCGGTTTTTCCTTTTTGGAACTTTAAGATATTTTCATCATATTGTTATTAAGAGGAATTGAACCTCTTTACAAGGCTTTACCATTAAGCTATAATAACTGGTTCTCCTTAAAGGAGCGATTAAATTTTAATTTCCATATTTATTTACCATTAAAAGGAATCGAACCTTTTTTTCCAGATTAAGATTCTGTTATTCTACCATTGAATTATAATAGTTGTGTTTTCCTCAAGGGAACTTGAATATATTTCCAATATATTACTGTATATTTTCAATATATTTATTGTGTACAATGTGGGGCTTGAACCCACGACCTCCCGCGTATAAGACGGGTGCACTAACCAACTGTGCTAATCGTACTGTGGTGCTAATTCCAGAAAAATGAAATTTGAAAAACAAATTTTTTTAACTACTTTTGCTGTATGGAATTATAATAATAAATAATTTTATTTGCGGGAAGTGGGGTTCGAACCCACGCGGATTGCTCCATGGGGTCTTAAATCCCACTCCTTAACCACTCGGACATCCCCGCTTTTGATTTTAATAATTAAGTATTTTTACCCGATGTGGGGGTCGAACCCACGACCTACAGCTTAGAAGGCTGTCGCTCTAATCCACTGAGCTAAACGGGCTACGGTTCTTTTGGGGGTCGAACCCAAGACCTTCCGGTAAATGTAATAATCTAATATTAACAGCCGAACGCTCTAACCAACTGAGCTAAAGAACCTTTGAAATAATTAGGTATTGACGCCAATATATATAATTATCAATTTTTTTTAATATTATAAAAAACTGATTAGCTTTACTACTTATTATTCTATATTTTCCTCTATGGGAACTTAATATTTGGGTCTCTGAAATGATAACTTTAATTATTTCAAATATATAATCTAAAAATATAAATTTAGCATATTTGAAATTAACCATATAACGTATAGTTATCATTTTTTATGACTAACTAAACTATTTAATATATGTAATTATCATCATTAACCCGTTATATTCTTATATTCTGGTAAGAAATATAAAAACTGTTTTCCTCATTTTAACTAAAAAAAGGGAGCTATTAACTTAATATGTAACATAAATAATATTTTAAATACTTTTTTTAGTATTAAAATACTTAAAGAATAAATAAACTAGGGTCCAGGAGTTTTTCACATTTAGTGAAAATATCATCATCAATTTCAATATCTACTATAGCCAAAGCTATAACAGGAATCTTTACTACAAGATTAGAAGGTAAATTATCATATGTAAAGTTTTTTTCTTTAACATATCTATACCAGGTAAAAAGGTCAAATTCTGCAAACATATTTTTTGTATTTTTATTTTTTAAATTTTCTTGAATGTATTGTATTTGTTTTTTATTTAAATGAGGAGATTTCATTTCTGTTTTGAAAAAGTATTGCCACACCACTGCAGTTATATCAACCAATTCCTTCTCACAACAATTATCACAATTATTACAAGTAAAAAACTTTGGTGGTTGATTAAAGTGTTTCAATACAAATTTTCTCCTACAAGTATTTAGATAAATATATTTTTTCATCGCAAATATATTATTCTGTCTACTGCGTTTAACTATAGGATTTTTTACATCTTTTAACATAGCTTCAGCAATTGCTAATGATTTATATTGAAAAAAAACAATAGTTTCTGCAGGTAAATCATCTCTACCAGCTCTTCCAATTTGTTGCCAATATTCTTCTATGGAGGATGATGCGCCAATAATAATAACACATCTAACAATTTGGTCGACTCCCATTCCGAAAGCAATAGTTGAAACCATAATCCTAATTTTCCCTTCAGAAAATTTTGTTTGAGTTTTTTCTCTAATACCTTTAGACATTCCAGCGTGATAAGCTTCAGATATTCTTCCATCTGGATGAACTTTATTAATTTCATTAGATAAATTTACACTCAAGTCTCTAGAGTTAGTGTAAATAATTATTTTATCATTTTTATATTTTTCAAAAAAAGGAAATAAAAGTTTCAAATCAATATCATCAGATATATCATTTTTATCTTTTTCAGGAGGTAATTCTCCTTTCTTTCTTCTTACTTTTGGTTTAGCTTCTTTTTTATATTCTAAACATTTCAAATATAAACCAGGTCTATCAAAATTAGCTGTAATAACTGCCGGATTTATCATATTCAAACTTGAAGATATTTCTTCCTTTACTAATGTGGTTGCAGTTGCTGTTACAGCTATAATAGGTATGGTTGGATATTTTACTCTAAATTCCTTGATTTTCATATATTCTGGTCTAAAATCATGACCCCAAACACTAATACAATGAGATTCATCAACAGCTAAGAATCCAAGTAAATTATTAGCTATCATAGAATCAGCTAATTCAAAACCATCACCTTTAATTAAATACTCTGGTGACATATAAATGATTTTTATTTTACCATCTATAATTTCAAATAATTCCCTGTCTTTATTTTTATTATTTCCATGTAAAGCAGAAACGGGAATATTTTTTTTTAATAATTTATCTTTCTGGTCATCCATCAAAGATATTAAAGGAGAAATAATAATTATTGCTTTTTTAGTTACCAAAGGAGGAATTAAATAGCACATTGATTTACCATAACCCGTAGGTAATAAACCAATTACATCTCTTCCTAAAAGTAATTCATTAATAACTTCAACCTGCTTTTCTTTTAGGTTAGAAAATCCCCAGTATTTTTCTAGTATTTTTTTTGCTTTTTCTGTCCATAACATTATTTATATTAATAATATAAATAGTGTTTATTTAATTCAGTTTTTATTTTATTTAAAATCTTACCTTGCGTTGAGGAATACCATCTAAGTTTTGGTTTCTTGGTACAAAAGTTCTAGGTTGTAGAGGAGCATTATCTTGAGCATTTCTTACACTTACATTAACATATCTTTCAAGAGGAGATACGATTATTCCAAAAGGAGATGCTGCTATAATACCGTAATTAGATCTTTTAGACCTAGATGGTAAAGCTCTAAGTCTATCAACTTCAGTAGAAATATAAGATAATGCAAAGTCGCAAAATTGCTGGGGATTATTAAGGTTTCGGCTCATTAAATCAGTAATAAAAGCTGAATTACCTGCTGAGGAAATGTCAAGATATAAACTTTTTAACGCTTGAGTTAATTCATCTCTACAAGAATTTACATCTTTTTTTGAGTCAACAACTTGTTGAGCAAGTGATAAACTTACTCTTTCTATATATTTATGTAATTCATCAACAGATAAACTTCCTAAAGCTTTTTCAGGAGCTACTAAAGTAAAACCTCCAGATTGGTTAAATAAAAAATTAGCAATATTTTTAAGCATATAATTATAATTAGATTTTTTTATATTATTTATTAAATTAATTCTTAAATAAAAATTTATACTATTTTTCTTTTCTAGGCTTGGATTCAGGTAAATAATTAATTGTACTTTCAAAAAAGCTAGCATTATTATGATATTCTCCCATATTTGAAGCACCTAAATAAGTCATTGAAGATCGTAAAGAACCAGCTATTTCATCAATTAATTCTTGACCTGTTTTAGTGATTTTAACCTTAAAACTAATTCCTTCAGGTACTGTTCCTTTTTTAAGACCACCAAAATATTCATTTTGAAAATCGGAAGAAGCTTGACCTCTATATTTACCCCAGGTTTCACCATTGTTATCTACTTCTTTTTCACATACTGATTCTAAAGTTTTACAAAAAAGAGAACCCATCATAACTGTATCTCCTCCTGCGGCTAAAGCTAAACATATATCTCTTGAATCACGAATACCGCCGTCTGCAATAATTGGAATATAAATATTTGTTTTTTCATAATATTCATTTCTAATATTATTAACTGATTGTATTGCTGAAAACTGAGGAACACCAACACCCGTAACCATTCTTGTAGAACATGCTGCACCCCCACCAACTCCTACTTTTACTGCATCAGCACCAGCATCTACAAGATACTGAAAACCTTCTGGTGTACAAACATTACCGGCAATAACTTGTGCTTCCGGGCAAATAGATTTAATTTTTATTATTATATCAGCTACCATTTCAGAATGTCCATGAGCAATATCAATACAAAAATTTTTACAACCTGCTTCTAATAAAATCTTTGTATTTTCCCAATCAGTTATACCACAAGATTGGAAAAATGTTGGAAATTTCAAATAAAAGTTTAATCTATTTTCAATAGAAGTAAAACGATGAAATATTCCAATTCCACCGTTATCTACTAAAACTTGTGCTAATTTATCTCCAATTACAGTATCCATATTAGCAGGAATTAATGGAATTTTAGTTTCAATGTTTCTAGTTAAAAGTGTTTTTAGATTTACATCTAGTCTTGATTTAATATTGTTAAATTTAGGAATTAAACCAACATCATCAAATGTAAGAAATTTAATTAAATTATTCATTAACATATAAATAATATAATTAATTTTTATTTATAACAATTTTTTTTATTAAATCAGTAGTTGAAATTTTGCTATAATATTCTATTTCCTTAAAATATCCATTTTCATTAATTTCTTTAAAAAAATCTTTTTGTTTTTCTCTATCTGCATCATTAGAAAATCCATGTACTACTAAATCAATTTTATTTTCTTTAATAAAATCCATACTTACATTTAAAGGACAAGGAAATATAATTTCATCAACTAATTTTATATTTCTTACTATTTCAACTCTATCTTCTTCATTTATAATGGGTTCTCTTTTGTAAGATTTACAAGCCTCGTCACTAACTACTCCAACTATTAATATAGTATTTTCATTATCATTAAAAACATTCTTGGCTTTAATTAGACTTTCTAAGTGCCCTCGATGAAATAAATCAAATACACCATCTATATATACCCTCTTCATTATATTAGCAATAAAAAAAATTGTTAAAATATTTTATTAAATCATTAAAAACAATAATAATGCCTAAAAAATCTGTTAAAGATGACCCTAAAAGCGAAGAAATTAATGCGTCTGAACCCAAGAAAGGCGCAAAAACCGTAGAACCAGTTGTAGAAGAAAAGCCTAAAAAGAGTGCAAAGAAAGCTGAACCGGTAGAGGAAAAGTCTAAAAAGGTTGCAAAGAAAGCTGAACCTGTAGAACCAGTTGTGGAAGAAAAGCCTAAAAAGGGTGCAAAGAAAGCTGAACCTGTAGAAGAAGGAATCGAAGATTCCAAACTGGCTTGCCGGGAAAAGCCTAAAAAGGGTGCAAAGAAAGCTGAACCCGTAGAAGAAGGAATCGAAGATTCCAAACTGGCTTGCCTGGAAAAGCCTAAAAAGGGTGCAAAGAAAGCTGAACCTGTAGAACAAGTAAAGGGTGGAAAGAAAGCTGAACCTATAATTGATGAGAAAAAGGATATTAAGAAAGTGGTAATTGAAGAGCCTATTAAAAAACCAACAAAAAAAATAACTCCAGCTAATAAGGATGAAGAAAATAATTCTACTGTGGATGATGAAAAATATAAATCTATGGTAGATGAATTACATAAAATTGTGGTTGAAATTTCTGATCATAATAAGAAAGGTGAATTACTAATTAAAGAAAGAGATTCTATAGTGAGTAAATTAGATAAATATCTTCATGCAACAAAAGGTACTATTGTTGAAAATATTTTAGAATCTACACCAAAAATTAATAAGCCTATTAATAAAATAGAAAATTGTACAAAAGTAGAAGAAGATGAATCTGATTCTGATAGTTCTGATAGTGATGATGATGAAGATGACGAAGACGAAGATGCAACACCAGCAGAACCATTAAAAAAAGGAAAGGTACCTATTAAATTCAATTCATCAAATAAAATGAAAGATGACGATTCAAGTGATGATGATTAAAGAATATAATAAATTAAAACTATTTTTTTATAAATATTTAAAAAATTTTAAATCTAAATTATGATAATGTTATTAATGAACGAATTAAAAATTTTTGGTATTGTATTGGGAGTATTACTTGCAATAGATTTACCAATGATATTATTTTTTAATAGTCAAAGATATACTACTCTTTTTAAAAATATTAATGGAACTAATACAATAAATACTTTAAATATTGTTTTATATAGTGCAGCTTGCTATATTCTTTTAGCTTTTGGAATTTATTATTTTGGTCTAAAACAAAATAGTTATATGAATGCAATAATTTTTGGTATTGTAGTTTTTGGAGTCTATGACTTTACTAATTTGGCTACTATTGCAAATTATGATTTTGGTACTGCAATAATGGATGTAGGTTGGGGAACAATTTTATCTTTAATAGTTACAATTATCTCCTCTATTTTATCTGCTGCTTTTATTCATGAATTACCTATCTCATCTATTTCTGAGTTTATGGTTTAAATTAGCGTAAGGTATTAGCCATTTCTGATAAAATAATTGAAACATAAAATTCATCATTCCATTTTTCTAAATCTGAAGACACTTTTAAAGTTCTAAAAGTTTTATAATCAATTAATTTTTTTCTTAAAATTATTTGAAAATAAAAACAAGTTGATTTATATACATTTTTATTTAAAAAATCTAATAATATTTTTAAATCCTCTTCTGTACCATAACTTATAAAGTTTAAAAACCAACTTTTTTTTGAAAAATTATTTTCAAACCATTGTAAATAAAGATTATTTATATAAAGACTCTCCTTTACTTTTTTATTTTTAGAAATCATTTGATCAACATTATAAAGCATTTCTAAATTAGATGCATTTATAATATAATTAAGAATATCATTATTTATTGTTCTTCTTTGATAGTTCATATTATGTATCAATTAATATTAAATATAAAATTATCAATTTTTTTCTATTGACAAAAATTGATAAAATAAATTAAAGCAATTATATTATTAATATTATGCTTGTAAACAATGTTAAAAAAACCTCAGAATTATTAAAAACAATTTTAAATATAACTCCATTAGTTTTTGATATGGATTTATCATTAAAACATAATTCAAAAATATATCTGAAAAGAGAAGATTTAACACCTGTTAGATCATATAAAATTAGAGGGGCTTTTAATAAAATGAGTTCTTTAAAAAATAAAAATGGTATTGTAAGTTGTAGTGCAGGTAATCACGCTCAAGGAGTTGCATATAGTTGTAATATACTAAAAATTAAAGGAGATATTTTTATGCCTAAAATTACCACGAAACAAAAAATTGATAAAGTTAGAAAGTTTGGAGGTGATGAAGTAACTATATTTTTAGAAGGTAAAAATTTTGATGAATCTTTTGATATTTCAAAAAAATATTCCATTGAAAAAAATAAAGAATTTATTCATCCATTTGATGATGAAAAAGTAATTGAAGGACAAGCCACTGTAGGTTTGGAAATTTTGAATCAATTAAATGATAATATAGATTATTTATTTTTACCTATTGGGGGAGGGGGCTTAGCAGCAGGTGTATCATCAATTTTTAAAGAATTATCTCCTAATACAAAAATTATAGGTGTAGAACCTTTAGGAGCACCTTCTATGTATGAATCATTTAAACATAATAAAATTGTTAAATTAGATAAAATAAATACATTTGTTGACGGAGCTTCAGTTAAAAAAGTAGGAGAATTAAATTTTCCTATTTGTAAGAAAAATTTAGATGATATTATATTAATTGATGAAGGTCATGTTTGTTCAAAAATTCTTCAAATGTATAATGAAAATGGTTTAATTATTGAACCAGCTGGTGTATTATCATTATGCGCTTTGGATATAATGTCGGAAAATATTAAAAATAAAAATATAGTTTCAATTATATCAGGAGGAAATTCTGATGTTTTTAGAATGCCTGAAATTATGGAAAGATCATTAATATATGAAGGTTTAAAACAATATTTTAAAATTGAGTTAGATCAAAGAGCTGGTTCTTTAAAAGAATTTGTTCTAAGTATTTTAGGTCAAGGAGATGATATTATTTATTTCAAATATACAAAATTAATCAATAGAGAAACAGGACCTATTATAGTGGGTATTGAATCAAAAACTATACACCAAGCTAAATTATTGATTGAAAATATGAAAAAATATAATATTAATTATGAAAAATTAACCAATATTTCAGATATATAATCTATTTCTTTATAATGACAGAACAAGAACAGGTTATAATTAATTTAGATAATAAAAGTCCAAAAAAATCTGAAGATGATGAAAATTCAAATTATAGTGTTCCAAGTGATATTCCTGTAATAATAAATCCAAATTCAAAACCAATTATATCTCAAGATGAATTAACTGTAAAAAAATTTGAAAATAATGATGATGAATTTATTAAAATTTTAAGATCAATTACTGAATTAACAGATCAACAAATTAGAATTATTGAAGTAAGATATTTATCAATGTTAAATGAATATAAAAAAAGAGTTAAAATATTTGATTTTCTCCATCATTTTTGTAGAATATTTATTTCTTTAGGCGGAGTTGCAGTACCTGCGTTATTATCTATTCAATCTCCAGGACAAATATCTTCAGTAGGATTATATTGGTTTACCTGGATAGTAAGTTTGGCAGTGACAATAATTCATAATATTTCAAATATTTTTAGATTTGATAAAAAGTATCAAGGTATTCATTCTACAATTGAAAAATTAAATAAAGAAGGTTGGCAATATTTAGGATTAACTGGTAGATATTCTACCCATGATAATCAAACTACTTCTACATATGCAAATCAATTTTTACATTTTGTTAATACAATAGAAAAAATTAAACATAAACAAATTGAAAGTGAATTTAATACTCCTCCCGATGATAAATTAAAACGAGTTAATAAATCCCCTCAAATTCAAGAAGTAAAAACTAATTGAAATCTAAATTAATTGGATTATTATTAGATATTGCAGGTGTATTAGGAGTAACAGGGGAATTAGGGGTATCATTACAGAAAAAAATATCTTCTTTAGAAATATTAATTTCTTTATAATAATTATTTTCTGGAAACCAATTTGATAAATTGGTAGGACAAATTGTTGCAAGGTTAATAAAAATATATTTTATTAATGTTTTTATTATTTCAAAATAACAACTATTATATTCATTTTCTATTTTTTCAAGGTAATCTTTACAGAAATTATTCAAATAATCTAAATCAGATTCTTTGCAACTAGAAATAAAATTTTTTACATACCTATTATTAAAATTTGATTCAATCCACAAACGACAATTATCGTTCATTTTATCCATCATTTCATTTTCATTCGAAAACAAAGAAACTGGACTATCAAATTCCATTAGTTTTTTTGAAATATATTCTGTAAAGCTTTTCATTTTTAACATATTTATTGTATATCTCATTTTATAAAAAAATTTTCAATTTTTATAAAAATTGATAAAAAGAATTTTATTTTAATAGTTATAATAATAATGGGTGCAAAAGCTTTATTTAACCGTTTAGTTCAACATAATGTAAAATATGTATTTGGTTATCCAGGTGGTGCAATATTACCGGTTCTTAATGAATTTTATAATCAAAATAAAATTAAATATATTTTATCTAGAACAGAAGCAGGAGGAAGTTTCATGGCAGAAGGTTATGCTAAAGCAACTGGAAAAGCTGGAGTGGTAATGACTACTTCAGGTCCTGGTGCAATTAATATTATGACTAGTTTACAAAATGCATTAAGTGATGGTACTCCTTTGTTAGCATTATCAGGTCAAGTAGCAACTACAGTTATAGGTACAGATGCTTTTCAAGAAGCTAATATAATAGGAATTTCTAAACCATGTACAAAATGGAATAATATAATTATAAAAGGAGAAAAAATTAATCAAACTATTGACAAAGCTTTCAAACATATTTATAAAGAAAGATATGGACCGGTACTAATTGATTTACCAAAAAATATAATGAGTTTAGAAAGTGTTCAAGAAGAAAATTTAGTTAAAGTTTATAATAAAAAAATTAAATCAACTATTTCAATTGATAAATTAAAAAAAATTATTGATGAATCAAAAAGACCTGTTATATTAGCGGGTCAAGGAGTTATTCAATCTGGAGCTATAGATCAAATAAGAAAATTTTCAGAACTATATAATATTCCAGTTACAACAACATTAATGGGCTTAGGAATTTTCAATGAAAAAAATTCTTTATCGCTAAAAATGTTAGGTATGCATGGTTCATATTATGCAAATAATGCAATTCAAGAATGTGATTTACTATTAAATTTTGGTAGTAGATTTGATGATAGAATTGTTGGAAATCCTAACTATTTTGCACCAAAAGCAAAAATAGTTCATGTAGATATTTTAAAAAAAAATATTAATAAAGTTATTAAAACAAAATATTTTATTAATGATGATTGTAAAAAAGTACTAGATAAATTATTAGCTTTTGAATTAGAAGAATATAATCCTTATGATAAATATTTATGGACGAAAAAAATATATGAATGGAAAAAAGAAGTTCCATTTTCATATCCTAAAAAAAATATTTTACAAGGTAGAGAAGTAATTTCTATGATAAATCATATAATAAATAATGATGAAAATGAATATTCAATTATCGCAGATGTAGGAGCTCATCAAATGTGGGCAGCTCAATTTATAGATTATAATTATCCAAAGATTAAATTTTTTACTTCTGGAGGATTAGGCACTATGGGATATGCATTACCGGCTTCTATGGGTGTAAAACTAGGTTTACCGGAAAATAAGGTAATTTGTATTTGTGGAGATGGAGGATTTACTATGAGTTTTGTTGAATTAATTACTGCTGTTCAAAATAATATTAATATTAAAGTTTTAATTATAAATAATAACTATCAACTAATGGTAAAAATGTGGCAAGAGAAATTTTATGATAATCGATTAATGGGAGTTAAAATGGATAATCCTCCATTTGAAATTATAGCAAAAAATTTAGGTTGCGAAAGTATGAAAATATATTCTAATGAAAATTTAAAAGATAATCTTACATATTTCTTAAATTATGATAAAGGACCTATTGTAGCAAATGTAATTACAGATAGTGATGAATCAGTTTTACCTATGGTATCCCCTGGTAAAGCATTAAATGATATGATTATTAAAGAAAATTCCAATGAAAAATATGAAGGAGATGCGCCGTGTTAATTTAATTAGTTTATAAAAAAATATTATTTTATAGTTTTTTTAAAAATAATAAGTTTAATTGAAATCTTAATATATTACTAATATATTAAGATTATGAATTGTAATATGATTAGAATAATTTCAGTAAAAAAAGATATTCCTGAAAATTTACCTGAAAAAATTATTAAAAATTCAATATTAAATAAAAATAATAATTTGGCACAACAACCCAAACCCAAACCACAACCCAAACCACAACCCAAACCACAACCTAAACCACAACCTAAACCACAACCTAAACCACAACCTAAACCACAACCTAAACCAGAATTAAATAATGTTAAAAAACCTTCAATTATAGTTGTTGGAAATGGTCCTTCAATTTTAAAAAATAGATATGGTAAAGTAATAGATAATTTTGAAGAAGTTGTTAGAATAAATCATTATATTTCTACAATTAATAGTGGTGAAAAGTTAACTATTTTTGCTTGTTCAAATTCTTTAGATACTCCTTATTATGAAAAAGTAGCAACTACTGCTAAAGAAATATTAATTTGCGATGATAATAATAGATCTAGTCATTATGATAAATTACCAAATTCAAAAAAAATAGAAAAAAATAAAATTAATAATATATTGACCAAAGAATTTAAATTTAATGTATGGCCCAAAAATCCTTGGGCTTCTACAGGAATCTATATTTTATTACATTTAATTTTAAGTGATAAATATGATAAAATTCATATTGTAGGTTTTGATAACTTAATTATTGGAAAAAGAAGACATTTTTTTGAAAATAGTGTACATAATCAAACTAATCATTCATCTGAATTAGAAAAAAATTTTATTGAACATTATATTAAAAAAAATAAATTAGTTTATTTAGATAAAAGCGAATATTTGAATACTACAAATTTAAATGATATTTATTCTATGAAAGTTTATGAATATCAAAGATTAGCTAAAACTCAAAATATATATTGGGATTTAGAAAATGAATTAGTAATAAATTTATTAAAAAGTAATTGTCATTACTGTAATGTTAAAAATAAATTTAATTGTTTGGATTTACTTGATGTAAAAAAGACTTATATTAAAGAAAATGTTGTTTCATCTTGTATCCAATGTAAATTAATGAAAGCAAATAAAACAATAAAAACTTTTTACAATATTTGTGAACATATTTCTATATATAATAAACTTTTTGGTAATAAAGTAATATCCAAAGTTAATAAAGTTATATCAAAAGATATTGATTTAAATTTATCAGAAGATCAAATAGAAAATTTTTTGTCTAAAAAATGTAATTTATGTGGTAATTTTGTTATTACTTCTGATGATGATAATTTATCAAATTCTTGTAATATTTGTGAAACAATGAAAAATAATTTAACAAATAAACAATTTTTAATGAAATGTTTAATGATAACTTTAAAGAAAAAAGGTATTTACTTTAAGACTGATAATTCTACAAATGATATAGAAAATCTAGGAAATTTAATTAAAGAAAATTATAAAATAGAAAAAAAAAATATTAATGATTATTCTTTTAGTCAAGAAGAAAAAAATTATAGAAAAAATACATGGAATGGAAATTTTGAATTACTTAAAAATATTAAAATTAAAATAGAAGTAGTAAATAATAAAGAACTAAAAGATTTATGGTTATATTTTTTTAATAAATTTTCATCAAGTATTTTTATGAAAACATATAATATAAATGAAAATGATTTATTACTTTTAGTTAAAGATATAGATCAAAATAGATATTTAGGTATTATGAGCTTTAGTGAAATTTGTGAAAATAATAGTTTCATTAACTCAGTTAAAACATATATATCAAAAGAGGGAAATATAAATATTAATGTAAAAAATATTATTAAATTATCTGTATGTATTCCTTTACAACCATTTGGTTATCATTTTACAGGTGGTAAATTAATGGCTAAATTAGCTTTTTCAGATGAAATGATTACTTTAATAGAAAATAAATTTAAAAATAAATTATTTGGAATAATTGCTATGAATTTAACTGGAAAATCTATGCAATATGATAGAATGAAAGAACTAAAATTTATTGGATATAGTAATGAAAAATTAAATGAAGTACCTGATGAATTAAAAAATAAATGTCAAAAATATTTATTAAATCAAGGCTATGATTTTTCTAAAAGAGAAGAATTTTTTGTTGTTGATAATACATTGAAAAAATTAAAAATAGATAATAAAATATATTTATCCGATATACCATTTGGTATTTATTTTGGATTTACTCGTCAAAATACAAAAGATAATTTAACTAATAAAATTGAAGAAATTTATTTGGAATGGTTATATAGATGGGCTTATAAAAGATACTATAATTTAAAAAATAATAATAGATTACAATATATTAGAGATAATCCTATTTTGGTATTTGAAAAATCAAAAGAAAAAAGAAGAAATAGTTGCATATATTAAAATAAAATTAAAATTAAAAATATTACTATAACAAGTAAAAATGTATAAATATTTATGTTACTAATATAATTTATTAATCCAGAAAATGTCCATTCAGAGTTTTTTTCAACTTTAGCCAAAGCATCTGTTAATTTATTTATTTTATTTTGAGTAATTTCATTTTGAGCTTTAACTTCAGATAAAATTTTATTTGCCATTTTTGAATTATTTGTTTCTGTTAATTTTGGTGTTGGTTCTGAACTAATATCTTCAAAATCTTCATTTTTTTTTAAATAACAGGTATATAATATAGGTTCCATTAATTACATGTAAAAAAAAAAAATTAAATAAAAAAAATTGAAAAAATATATTTATAATTACTTTATATAGATTTAATGTCTAAAGTACACATAAATCAAATACAAACGGAAAAAATACAAACAGAAAATATAAATAGACTAGAAAATATCCAACCAGTAAAGTATGGACCAATTAAAATAACAGAAAATTCAAATGATGGATTTAAGTTTATATCTTATACAGATTGTTTTGAAATTTCATTGCTTAGATTTCTTCATATTTTATTTGGAAGAAATGAAAAAATGGATTTGAAAAGATTAAAGAAATTTACAGGATATAATGAAGAATTATACTTATACTTTCTTATTAATCAGAATTATAGTAATAATTCTGATTATTATGAAACTGCTGAAGGAAATACTGTTCGTTCTAATTGGTGTATATTCTTAAATAATAGAAATATATTTAAATATAAGAAAGAAGGTAAATATGAAGTTTGTGCATCCTTTGATAATCTAATTAATTTTATATATTATTTTTTACCCAATATTAAAATACCTAATAAAGATTCAATTAATTTTGAAGAATATCTTAATTATGTATTTAGGCAGGTAAACTATAATTTTAGATACAAGTTTTTAAGCTATCAAAGAATCGATGATGAAATTTATCATAATTCAAAGATTATTATTTGTTTCAATAAAAAAAAAATTTATGAATGGGATATTTATCAATACTTTTATAAAGATACTTATGTTAGAAGAACAGGACACTCGGATTTTAGATATTATAAATATTTAGAATTTGCTTAATTTAAACTTGTAAAAATTGAAAAAATATTTAAAAATATTTTCGCTTTAATTTTATTATACCATTGAAAAAGTTAATAAGTGTAGCTCAAAAATCTTATACTTCGGTATATCAAATAAATTATTCTAATTTAAAAAATCAAGTAACAAAATGGCATAATGAATTACCAAATATAAAACCTTATTATGCCGTAAAATCTTTACCTTTAGAGAATATTCTAAAACATTTAGCTTTATCAAATGTAAATTTTGATTGTGCAAGTCTTGGAGAAATTGAAAGTGTTTTAAAATATTCTTCCCCTCAAAATATTGTATATGCAAATCCATCTAAATCTTATGATGATATTAGTTATGCTAATAAAAATTTAGTAGATAAAATGGTTGTAGATTCAATAGAAGAAATTAAAAAAATGGATTATATAAATCCAAAATTAAAAAAAATAATAAGAATTCAATCTGTAGAAACTAATTCAGATATCAAATTTAATTCTAAATTTGGTGCAACTAAACAAGAAGTTTTTCAGATGTTAAATTATTTAAAAGAAACTAATTATAATACTTTCGAGGGATTTTCTTTTCATGTTGGTTCTAAATGTAAAAATGAAGAATCATATTTCTTAACAATAAAAAATATTATGGATAATTATAATAATTATTGCATAAATAAAAATATGCCTATTAAAATTATAGATATTGGTGGTGGGTTTTCATCTCATACTGATTTATCTATATTATCAAAGATATTAGAACCATATAATAAAAATTTTAAATTAATAGCAGAACCTGGTAGATTTTTTAGTGAACCATCTATTGACTTATATTGTAAAGTTATAGCTGTTAAAAAAAGAGATAATTGTTATCATATTACTATAAATGATTCTGTATATTCTACTTTCAATGGTAAATTATACGATGGTCAAAAATTCACACCAATACCTTTATGGAATTCTACAGATACTGAATGGGTAAATTGTGTTATCTTTGGTCAAACATGTGATAGTTTGGATGTTATTTGTGAAAGTATCAAGTTACCTTTACCTAAATTAAATGATGTTTTTAAATTTCAAAATATAGGGGCTTATTCTTTAGCTGGCTGTTATGGTAAATTCAATGGTTTTAATGAACCAAAAGAATTACTAGAATAAATTAATTTAATATTTTTTGGATTTGCCAATAAATATGTCAAGATTTTTTTCAATATTATAATTTGGTTTCACTATAATTTTTTCTAAACAAGGTATTTTATTTATAAAATTTTGATATATTAAAGATAAATCTTCCGGAAATAATTTAACAGGCTGTAATACTGGTTTTTCTTCTTCAGATTCACTATCACTTTCTGATTCACTTAGTTTTTTACTATTACTTTCTTCTTTCTCATCTTCACTTTGTTCTTGTTCACTTTGTTCTTGTTCACTTTTTTCATCTTCACTTTGTTCTTCGCTAGTTAATAAAATGGAATCTTTTGATTCTTTATCTGAATCTAAAGTTTTATTAAATTTAGTAATAATTTTATAAGCTTTATCAATTTCATCTTCATTTTGTTCATTCAAAATAATATTTAAATGATTAATAAATTTTTGAATAGTACTTATTTTATACATAAACTCTTCTTGAGTATTATCAGTTTCCATTCCATTAAAGATTATTTAAGAATTGATTTAAATATCAATTTTTATTATTAATATATATGGAAGACTTTGATTTTGAAAAGATGTATAATATGGTATCTGAAATGTATAAATCATCTAAAGAAAAATGTTTAGTTTGTCATTTTGTGTTAGAATCTAAAGAAATTCAATTAGATTGTACACATCAATATCATTTTAATTGTTTGAAAAGTAATAAAAATAATATTATTTGTCCTTATTGTGGTAAAAATAATAAAATTAAAGAAGCCAAAAATGATAATAATAAATGTAAATTTATAATGTTGTCAGGATTAAGAAAGGGACTAGAATGTGAAAGATTAAACTGTGGTTATCATAAAAATAAACAAAATAATATTTGCCAATCTATTATTAAATCAGGAATTAAGAAAGGTCAAGTTTGTAATAGAAATAATTGTAAATATCATAATATTTTAATCTAAAAAATCTACATCATCCTTTTTTGGTTCTGGTTTTGTATAAATATATTTTCCATCGTCTTCTTTATCCGATTCTACCTTTTTCTTTTTTATATTTACTTTTTTCTTTGTAGGTTTGGCTACTTCCTTGACTACTTCTTTTACTATTTCTTTAGGTTTCTCGTCATCTTCTAAAAAATCAGGTGATGATTTAGCTTCTTTTAATTTAACATTTTTAACTTTAACAGGAGGTTCAATACTAGGAGTATCTAAAAATAATACTTTATTTTTTATTAAATCATTATTAATAGTAAATTCTGTAATCATTTTTCTATAAATTTTTCTTTTCTTTTCAATAACTCTAAGTTCATCAAGTTTATCTAGATTATTTCTATAATATTTAACAAGTTCCCAAGTATCATTTAAAATAGGTAAAATATTTTGCATGAAACTTCTATCTCTTTTAATAGGTTGATTATGAGATTGATCTAATTTCCAATAAATAATTTTATGAAAATAATGTGTTTGAATAATATCTTTATATTTATCTTGTAAATTATTTAATGTATATAAAACCCAATCATCATATTCTTTTTCATTCATATCGATTCTAGGAGGATATATAAATTTACTCTTCCATTCTTGTTTGTCACCTTCAAATTGAGGTTTAAATTCAAAAGGATAGAATTGTAATATAATTCCTTTTTTTAACAAATTAGATATTTCCATTTTTTTTGCATTATTATCATATGTGTGAAAAGTATTAGTTCTTTTATCTATTAGATATTCTTCTCTTGATTGATATTCTAATATTTTACATTGCCAAAAATCACATAATTCTAATTCACAACATTCTAATTGTTGTTGAACTTGACAATAATAATAAAATGGACAAATTGTTCCTTTAATATTTCCAGATGTTTCTATTTGTCTTTGAACTACGCATTTAATTTCTAACATTGTACCTAATCTTGGACTAAATTCATTATCTAAAGTTCTTGATGAACAAATTCCATCGGGAGAAGCTCCTAATAAATTGTATTTCTCCGAAGGCAAAGCACCAAATTCTATTACTTCAGCATTATAAATATGTTCATAAATTTGAGTTGCTACTTGTTCAAATTTTTTGCCATGGTAAACATTATCATTATCTAAAAATGCATAATTTGGATCTGTTTTTTTAAGAATAAAATTTTCTACTGGTTCATATGGATTTAAATCTATAGCAGCAGCTGTATCTGAAGCAGTAATTCTATTGTGTCTGTATTCATACCATTCTTTCGTTCTTTGTTCAGGTTGTGGTAATGCCTTTAATTTTTGAAAATGTTCTTCTAATGCTTTATATTCATCTGGAATTACTATTGGTTTATATAATGCCTTAAAATCTGGAAAACAATTATAACCACCTGAAAATTTAATTTCATTTACTGTAGTATAATTTAAATCGTATTTTTTAGATAGAATTTCTTCTACCAATCTAAAATTTATTTCAGGAAAAGTATCAATACCATCTTTAACTATTTTATTAATAGTAGTATAATAATCTTCCTTTTTTAAATTTTCTAATTTATTTTGTAAAATATATTTCTCTATATACTTGATAATCTTATTTATCTTACCAAAAGTCATACTTATTAGTAACATAATTAAATAATTTATTTTTATCGCAACTTTTTTTATCATTTTTTTAAATTAAATATTTACCATTTTTATATTGTAAATGAGTAATACTTATAATTTTACTTTTAACTGAATCGTAATTAACAGCTTCTTTTTTAGTTAAAATTTTATTTTTAACCATTTCTACTAATTTATCTTTTAAAATTGATAATTCAACTGGATCTGTAATTAATAATTGGTTAACAAATTCTTTTATTTTTATTATTTTATGAATTGAAGTTAATTTTGTCCAAGGTTTTTGATATAAATAATCATCATTATATTGTTGCATACTAGGTGACTCAGTATTTGATAAATTTGATAAACTTAAATTACTTATATTTTTTTTAATGGTAATTTTAGTTTCAGTTTGTTCTTCTTTCTTTTTTTGTAAATTATTAATTCTATTTAATAATTCTTCTTTATCGATGTTATTTTTCTCACAAACCTTGATTAAATTATTTAAATATATTAAATTCATTTGATTATTAATAGATTCAAAATCAATAGATACTTCCATTTTTAATATTAAAGATAACAAGTGTTTAAATAAAAATATTATTTGAAAAAATTGATTTAAATTAAAATTAGTAATATTAATAATTTATATGGAACCTCAAATTGACTTTGAACAAATATTTGCCTTAAGAATTATGCTCCAAGAAGAATATGAAAATGAAAGTGATATTATTAAAGAGTTACATTATGAATTATTAAATTTAGGTATGAACAATAATAATATTCCTACATTTCTAAAAGATTTTTATGAAAATTATGGAATTAATATTAGTATCACTACAATACAACAAAATATTCAACCAAATAGAATTGTATTAAATTTAAATAATTTACATTCTATTTTAAGTCCTGAATTTATTCAACAACATTTTAATAATTTAAATCTTATTAATCAAGAAAATATTAATAATCAAGAAGAAAATATTAACAATCAACAAGAAAATATTAATAATCAACAAGAAAATAATAATTATGAAGGAAATAGTTTTAGTGGACAATTAACTGATTCATCTAATAATAGTATAACTACAGAAGAAGACGATAATTATGATGATATGCCACCACTTATTTCTAATTTACATCAATTAGAAAATATTTTATCTAATATTGCAAATATTCCAAATATGATAATATTACCTACTTATCCGCCTCAACCAATGCAAGATGTAGCAGTTACATTAGATGATGATGAATTTAAAAACTTAAAAAAATATAAATTAGATAAAAATTTAGAAGATAGTTGTTCTGTTTGTATGTCTAAATTAGAAATAGAACAAGAAGTTATAGAATTACCATGTGTTCATACTTTTCATTCTGAATGTATTGAACCTTATTTAAAAGAATATAATTATAAATGTCCAATTTGTAGAGAAGAAGTTGGTAAACCTAAATTTGGAATTTAATTTATATCATTAAATTAGAAAGAAATAACATTAAACCACCAATTGTTATAATCATTATTGCAAATACAAATTGATTTCTAGAATTACTCATAATAAATGGGATTGGATTTTCTCCATTAGCTAATATTTCTAATAATTTAAAAAATAAATTTTTTATATCTATTCCTAAATCATCAACTTTGGTATTAGAATCTATTCCTAAATCTATTTTTGATTCTGATTTATTTTCTGATACCGATTCAGATTCTGATTCTGACTCTGATTCAGAAGCAGATGCTATTTCTTTATCTCTTTTTATAAAATTCATATTAAATTCATCGGCTGCATAATTTTGTTTGCCTTCTAACTTTTTAAGTTGTGACATTAAATATTAATAGAAAAATTTTTTTATTAAATGTTTAAATTAGTTTAAAAAAAACTGAAAAATGAATTAAAAATATATTATCCTTATGATTAATGCTTTATATGTCATGTCCAACTTGTGGCTTCTTTATTGGTCAAAAAACAGAAGAATATGAGATTAAAAAGAATGAAATTTGCTCTAATCCTAAATTAAATAAAAAACAAAGAGAAGAAGAAATTTCTAAATTAATTAAATCGTTAAAATTAAGAAGATATTGTTGTAGAATGAGAGTTATGACTTATAAGGATTTGGTACAAGATATTATACCTGTAAATTCTGCCTAAAATATAAGTAATCACTTGACGGTACCTTTTTTTATTAAAAAAACTAGTGCCTAATCACTTGACAGTACCTACACCTTTTGTACTTCCATCTCTAAAGAAAAATGTCATATTTTTCTCTAGAAATTCTGGATAATATTTAAATTCAAATTCAACTTCACAAGTGTCTCCATTTCTTAATATTTGATTATTTAAAATAAGACTTGCTGTTTGTCTAATAGGACCACAATGTATAACAGGCGAATATCCAGATTTTATAGTTGTAGAATGATGTAACACATTTATTTTAGCTGTAAATTTTTTTGTAACAAAATCCTTAAATTTTTCCACATTATCAATCAAAACCATACCTTTTCTTATTTGTTTCTTTTCTAAAGTTTCTTTAGAATTTGTTAGCTTAATAGCTAATGTTGATTGATTATCTGTATCAGCTTCATCTACATTTTGACTTAAAGTGTTGTGTATGCTTCTTACAATAACCTCTTTAAAATCATTATTTTCAAAAGGACCTAAATAAAGTTTTTGTTTAATTGTTATTTTATTTCCTTTGTTTGTTCCTGAAACAACTAATCCAATACCTGGAACTAAAAATGTAGAATCAATATAAAATATACTTCCATTTATAGCATCCCATTTTTTTCTTTTTGGTAAATGATATAAAATTTGATGTAGATTTTGAATATTTGTGCCAGTTTTATTAGAGATTGAAATAATTGGAATTATATCAGGCTTTCCTAACATTTCATCTACATAATCATCTGTTTCTTTATCATTATTTATAAAATATAAAATTTTTTTAAAAGTAGCTTTTCCTAATAATTTTTTTAATTGATTACATAAATTTTGATAAACTTCTTTAGGAGCCATATCAATTTTAGTAATAGTAATTATAAATGGTATATTTAAATAAAGTAAAATACCAATATGTTCTTTAGTTAACTTGGTAATTCCTGTATTAGCACCAATTACTACAATACCATAATCAGGAAACATTCCAGTAACTCCAAAAATTGTTGTTTTTAAATATTTTTCGTGTCCAGCTAAATCTATAAAAGATGTAATTTTAGTTTCCCATAAATTTTGTTTTCTAGTTTTTATTTCTACTAAATTTCTATTTTCTTTAGGATTGAAAAGATTAATTGTATAATCATCTTTTTTATGATAAACTAAAGGATTATAACTAATATGACTGGTTCTTCCTGATTCTCTTTCATGTGGATGAACTAAAATTTTATTTCTAGCAAATCCTCTTCCATCGTCATATTCACCAGATGTTAATACTCCTATTAATGAACTCTTACCAGCATCTACAGGACCACATACAGCTATAGCGCATTCTTCTTTCATTATAAAATAAAATAAGTATTTTCTAAATAGTTATTTTATTTATTTAATAATTGTTTTAATTTTAAATATTTAGCTTTATATTTTAAATATTTTTGTTTAATAGTTGGAGCAAAAGTTATTTCTTCTACTTTTTCTAATTCAAACTCAACTGGTGGTGTATAATTACTTCTCTCCTTAATAATTTTAAAATAAGGTTGAAAATTAAGTTTTGTTAAATCTGGAAGTTGACTAACTAACAATAATAATTCTTTATATTGTTGATATAATTGTGGGACTCTTTTTTTATTTTCTTTTTTAATTCGTGTTGAGCTTAAACCCTTATTTTCTTCTTTAAATTGTTTACACATTTCCACTATATCATTTATTTTTTTCTCTATTTCTAATGATAATTCATTGGCTTGTCTGGTTTCTACCTCAGATAGAATTGGTTTATAGGGTACTTTTTCAATTTTAAGTAATGTAATAATATCTTCAATTCCTTGTATATTTTTCTCATCATTATCAGCCAAAATATTTTTTGTTATTTCCGAATTTTTTCTCTTCTTTAATAAATCTAAAATTTCATTTTTAATATTTAATTCATAGTTTACTTCTTCTCCTTTATACTCTCCTTTTTTAGATAAAGTAAATGCTAAGCTAGCATATTTAGAATATATGGTGGCATTTTTTTTATTTTCATCTTCATTTATGAAATCAAATAAAAAGTCTTTAATTTCTTTAATTTTTTCTTTTATTATTTTAGTATAATCTTTTGCGTTTCCTGGGATGTATTTTTTTTTTCCAGTCATGTATTCATTTTTGTCTAAAATTTCTTTATATTTTACTTTCTCATGTTTTAAATAATTAATGAATGCTTGCTTTATTTTTATATTATCATTTGAGTGAAAATCATTAACTATATTTTTTTTTAATATATCTAAATCTAGTTTTTTATGGTCTTTTCCATGGACCATTGTTTTTTTGTGTTGTATAATAAAATTTCTAAAACTATGCTGATATGTTATATAAGTTTCAGCTAGTATATTTTGGTATTCGCTTTGTAATTTTCTCAACTCAAAATCTTTTGGTTGTTCATCTTTTTTCATTTTTATAATTGCTTTTGTATCTAATTTTATTAAATAATCTAAATGTTTTTTACAAATTTCATTTACTCTATTATTTATTTTTGATTTTAAAGTTGCTTTACCTTTGTTTCCATGTATTCTACCCTGAAAATTTACACCACTATCATCTTCATCTTCATCTTCACCTACATCTTCACCTGCATCTTCACCTGCATCTTCACCTGCATCTTCACCTGCATCTTCACCTACATCTTCACCTACATCTTCACCTGTATCAGCATCTTCCTCTTCTTCTTCTTCACCTTCAGGTTCAATATTTATAATCTCAGGTCTTTGTACAGGTGATATATTAGGATTGCGAACATTTTCTGACATTTGTCCAGCCCAAGAACCCTTTAATGTAACTTCCTGAACTTCACCAGTCAATAAACTATGTTCAAAAGTAACTACCTCAGTAATATCAAAGTTTGCTTCTATCTCAGTTAAATTTTTAAATTCTTTTGTTATTTTATTAAAATCTTTTGCTACAATTGCTTTTTCTAATTCAGGTTGAAATAATTCATCTTTATTTAAGTAAGGATATTTTCCTATATCGGAAGGTTGTATTAAACCTTCTACCAACTCTAAATATTTAAAGTCTTTTGAACCTTTAAAAAGGGTAGCTTTACTTTCATTATAAAGTAAATGGTAATCATTATGTTTACCTTCTCTTTCATAAATACTATAATATTTAATATATTTTGTTTCTATAGGATCTTGCTTATAAATTTGTCCTGGATAAATTTTATATAAATTTATTTTAATAAGTTTTTCTTTTTTTTCAAAACATGTTTTCTCTTTTCCTTCAACTATTTCTTTTATAGGTCTTCCATTGCTTTTTCTTTTAATAGTAACTTTAGATAGATTATCTTCATCTTTAAAATAATAATACAACGATACGAAAGTAAAAACGAAAGATCTTAATTCTTCTATTTTATTAAACAAGTCTATCAAATCTTCTGATTTTAAACCTAATTTATCGTAAAGATATTCTTTTCTATATCTAGCTGATAAAATATCAGATAATGTAAAAGGAGTATTATAATTAAAATCAATTGGTTTATATACATCTACTACTTTTTTTATTAGCTTTTTATCATTTCTACGATAAGACTTTTCAAATTCATCGCGAGTTAATTTTGGATTTTCTATTTTAAGTTCATCATATTTAAAAATTTCTTCTCCTTCACCAACATAGTTAGCATTAACTACTTTTATTTGCTCTTCCTGATATTTAATTAGTACAAATAATGGATCTAATTTAGAAAATCTTTTAATGTATCTAACATCTTTTTTATGTAAAGTATTACTTCCTATAGAATCTTCTTTAAAATCTTTTTCGAAATTATTAATATCTTTTATAGATTCATAACTGTCAGATACAGTTATTTCTTCATGTCCATCAGAATACTTTAACTTATTTTTTAATTTTTGTTTATATTTATCAAAATTTTTTTCATAATTATTAAATTGTTTTTTTAATTTTTTTATTTTTATATTAAATTCCTCTTCATTATTAATGCCATATTCTTTTAAGAATTCTTGAAACTCTGACTTTTTTTTTTCCTCTTTTAATATACCTAAAATATCATTATATGGAGTATCTACGGTAATATTAATAGGAAATTTATCATTTATTTTTTTTATAATATTAGTTACCTTAACTGTTTTAACCCTAAAATATTCTAATGGTGTAGGAGGCGTTGAATTATTATTGTATGGTCTAAATATAATTTTATTATCGTGAATTTTATAAAAAGATGTATAATAAACTATCCAATTTTCACCTTCCTTTTTATTCATAAAAAATCCTATTTCATTACATAAAGGATTAAATAAAACATCTACTTTTATGTCATCTTTTAAATATTTTATAAAAGTTACATCACTTCTTTCAACAAAAAAATCTGTATTATTTACTCCACTATCCAATGATAAGTTTAAATTTACTTGTTTAGCTTTCTTAAATATTGGATAAATTTCATCAACACTTAATAGCTTATTAATTGTTGCAACCTTACTATTACTTATATATTTGACTGGTTCTTCATAATCAATATTTTGAAAAATTTTTACATTATCCCAAGGTACTTGTTCCTCTCCTATTTTCATAGGTGAAACTTCAACTATATTTTTTTCAACAACTTTTTTTTTATAAAAATCAACTCCACTAATTAATCCCTTTAAATATCTTCTTTCTTCATTTAATTCTTCATTTACCACATTAAAAGTTTTACAAGAATTTGGTATAAAATAAGGGTCATCATCTCCAATAATTTCATCGCTGTCATTTATTTTTTTAAAATCTTTTCCTAATTTTTTAATTATTAAATTTATTTTTTTTAAATTTAATTTAACCATATATAATAATTTAGAAATTTTATTGAAATGTATTTAACAAGCCATATAATTTAGGTGTTGGAGTTGGTGTAGGGGTAGGTTTACCTGTTTCAAAATTAAATAGAACCCACGCATATTTATCTGTTAGAGGAAGATTATGACTATTTTTAACTATTAAATTTAAATAATAATTATCTTTATTTTTTACTATATTACCTAAATAATAAAATTGTTCTGGATCAAAAGCTCCGGAATCAACTAAATGAAAAGCCTTTTTTCCTATTATTTGTATTTTTGATATAGGAGGATCACCTAACATATCTTCTTTATAAACTTTAATTTTTTTTACAATTGAACTAGGCAAAACAGTTTGATTTTTAAAATTAGGATTTGGTATAGGGTCATATGGTGTTTTTTGTATTTCAGGTGTAATTATTGCTAATCTATTTTTTTTATCAGGTTCAGGTGTACCCCAATTTGCATTTTTAAAATTTTCTGTAGAATTAACTGGATAACAAACCCAAGATATTTTTTTGCTCATTAATATTAGGCATGAAAAAAAATTGCTAAAAACTATTTATAGCTTAATCTATTTATATAATAATGGAAATTCAAACGAATTATCTAACAGAAGGAATCAAGATTACAAATAATGATGGAACAGAAGAAATTATTCAAATACCCTATAATTTGAATAATAGCTTAATTAAAGCAGAAGATATTATGAAAATTTTAAATAATTATAATGTTATTATCGAAAAAGTTAATCATATACATTTTTTCTGGGAATCATTTACTCACAAATCATATTGTAAAAAAGATATTTTTACTGATGATATTTTAGAAGCATGTCGTAATGAAATGGGAAATCCTAAAAATTTACTAGAACTAAGAGAAAGAAGTTATGAAAGATTAGAATATTTTGGTGATAGGGTTATTAAGTTAATTGTTTCAATGTATCTTTTCTATAGATATCCTAATCAAGATGAAGGTTTCATGACAAGATTACAAACCAAGATTGAAGACAAAACTAATTTAGCTATTATGTCAAAGGAAATTGGATTAGAAAAGTTTTTTATTATATCAAAACAAATTGAATCTATGAATGGAAGAAATTTAGATAAAATTCATGAAGATGTAATGGAAGCTTTTATGGGAGCATTATTTCTAAGTAATGGATTAGAACCTTGTATGTTATTATTAGTAAATCTTTTGGAAACAACAATTGATTATGCTGACAAATTATATCGTGATAATAATTATAAAGATAGATTACTAAGGTATTATCATGCTCAAAAATGGAAATTTCCATCTTATTGTGTTATCCATTTTGAAGGACCACCTCATAAAAGAACATATATTATGGGAGTTGAAAAATCTGAATGTAATCCAAAAGAACATTTTAAAAGTAAATGTGCGGGTTTTGGATTAGGTGCATCAAAAAAAGAAGGTGAACAAGCTGCTGCTAAAATGGCTTTAATTACATTTGGTGTATTAAAAGAAGACCAATATACAAAAGCTGACTTGTACTATCCTCCTTGGGAATTATTAGATAAATACGATGGAGAAAATCCAATTCTTAATAAAAATAATGATACTGAAGATGATATGGAAGATGATAAATCGGTTGTTTCAAAACTTTCAGAAAAGAGTATTGAAATTTAATTATAAATTTTTTTATGATTCGGGTTTACCCAAAAAAAAGAACATTTATATTTTTAATGGACACAGTAGAAAGTAGTAATATTAAAGATGTTTTATTTTCAAAAGATACAATATCTAATTTAAATAAAAAATTATTAGAAAAATTTAATTTGAATGATATAAATAAAGACAGTAAAAAAAAAGTAATTGATTTATTAATTAAAAATATGAAAACTGTATATCGAGCTTTAGATCTTAAAAAAATAACTAAAAAAAATTTTAATTCTATATTTGCTCAATATAATAAGGCTTGTTTAGACCAAACTTCAGCTGAATTAGGTAGAGCTGAAATGCTTCAAAATATACAACCAGATGCTTCTCAATTAAAACAAAAAAGAGATTTTGAATCAAATCCAAATTCAGGAAATAAAATTATGGAAAGACCAAAAGGAGTTTCAAATAAATCATTAAATCAAAGTAATTTTCTTTATCCTCCAGGTATGAATACAGAAAATAAAAATAGATTGGATTCTAAATTTGATAATTTATTTAAACCTATAGTAGATAATGTAGATGATAATTATAAATTTAACCAATATCAATATGGAAGAGGTGGTGAAGATTTTACCCAGAAATTAGACCAATTTATGAGTGAAAGAACTAATGAATCAGCAATTCCTAAAAGACCTTCCACTCCTGATTTTTTAAAACCTATTCAAACAAGTAGTAGACAAGAAATGCCTCAAAATGAAAGAAAACAAAATCAAAATCAGAATCAGAATCTAATACCAGGTGGAGGTATTAATGCACCAATGCCAGTTAAAAGGAATGGAGGTAAACCAAATTTTAGTCAAGAAATACCTAAAGATGAATTTGATACCGCATTTATGTCTGCTAATGAAAATGATGCTGATTTATATAATATTAATAATATAGATAAACCAATGGATATTCCAAATATTGAAGAAGATAGTAGACCTTTTGAACAAAGATTGAAAAGTTTGGAAATGGATAGAAGTAATGTAGCAATGCATAAAGAACCAAAAAATAAAATTAATTTTCAAGATCCAAATTTAATTATGGATGATGATTTAATTCCAGATTATCAACCAAAAAGCATAGATGAAATAAGAAGAGAGAAAACAATTAGTCAAAGAGATTCTAAAGACTTTAGCAGGAATGAATTAGATGATAGAAGAAAACAAATGATGGAACCTAGAGAAAGAGATATTGAAAATGATCCTAGAAGAAATCAAAAATTAGATTTGGAAAAAGAATTTAAAAGAAGAGAATTAGAAAACAATTCTAGAAGACAAGATGAAAACAATTCTAGAAGACAAGATGAAAACAATTATAAAAGAAGACAAATGGAAGAAATATCTAGTACAAAAATTCAAGATACAACAGAAGAAGAAGAACTTAGGCAACAAGGAAGAGTATTATCTGAGGAAACTTTTTCAAACTCTAAATCCGAAATGAAATCTAACATAAATATGAGAAAAGTAGAAGCTGCCCTTAAAAAGCTTACAAAAGTAACACCAGTTGATGATAAAGAGATTATAGAATTAAAGAAAGAAAATGAATTATTAAAAAAAAAATTAAATGATAATGATAAATTTGATTTTATAAAGAAAGAATTAACACAAGATTTTCAAAGACTAAGTGAAAAAGAAAAAAATATTGCTGAAAAAGAAGAAGAAATGGAAGTCCTACTTAAAAAATATAATTATATTTATGGTATAAAAAATATTCAAATGGATATTTCACCATCAATACCAAAAAATGATTATGTACATCATTTTGATTTAGTAAAAAATATTATTGGAATAAAATTAATGTCATATTCAATTCCTCAACCAAGATATAATATTGAAGAAAATAAAAATAACTTATTTAAAATTAGTGTAGATGGTGAAGAAAAAGAATTTGTATTGAAAACAGGAAAATATAAAATAGAAGATGTATTAGCAATTTTAGCAAATAAATCTGGATTAAATTTTAAATTAAATTTTGAAGAAAAAGTAGAAATATCTTCTGAGAAAAATTTTGATATAATTCCAACAGCATTAAGTAATGAAGTATTAGGTCTTATTAATCCTTGTAGTAATGAAAATAATTATGTTGCAGAAAAAACATGGGATTTAAGAATAGAAGATAAGATTTATTTATTTATAAATAATATTGAAGAAAAAATGCCATTAGCTGTTTTATATGTTGGAAATCAAGCAGTTCAACAATTTAGATTTGAAGAACCAATTAGTATAAATTGTTTAGAACTTCATTTTAAAGATTCTAAAGCGAGACCTTATAATTTTTATAATTTGTCATATAATTTAAATTTACAACTAGAATTAAGCGAACCTTCTAATTAATTTATTTTAACATTTCTAAAATATACTTCTCTACATTCATTCATTTTATCATCCTTAGTAATATTATTTGTAATATCTTCAAAGCTTTCTCCGCCTACTAATCTTACAATAAAATTAATAGAATAAACACCACATTCTGAATTATTAAATTGATGTTGCTTAGTGTTATATTTAATATCAATATTATTTAAATTTTTAACAATTTTATCTTCACTACCCCCCTTAATTTTTTCAATAGCATCATTGATAATTATATTACTATGATATTTTGATTTATAAATATACTTTACTATTTTATTTATAAATTTTCTAGTTCTTTTATAAGGTCTTTTAGCAAAAGAATCAAAATAATAAACTTGTCCTTTTTTTAAATCTGTAAACAAACCAACCCAATGAGAACCACTTTTATCATGTTCATCTAAATTTATTACCATTCCAATTTTATGTTTTCCTTCTTTTTCTAATTGTTGAAAATCTAAATTAGAAATACCTAATATAGGTAATTCTTCAAAATCAGCTGGAACTGCTCCAAGAAAAAGAAAGTCTTTATGTTTTGCCTGATATTGAGAAACTACATCATTGATATCTGTTGTAGATAACCATTCATATTTTTTTTCAGGTCCAACTGGTCTAAATGTATTTTCTAATATTTCAGGGTCTTCTATAGCTTTAACAAAATCTAATCTTAACCAACAGGTTTGTTCATCGCATTTATTATTAAGTTTTTTTTCTAAACTATTTACTAATTTACTTTTATCATCACTAATTTCTATTTTATCATTATGTGTTTTATTATAATTTTCAGCTATAACTTTTAAAGATTTTAAACTAAAACAAGAACCATCTTTAAATTTTTTACTAGGAGCACATTTTTCATCCATTTATATTAAACGAGAAAATTTTATAAATAAAATAAATTTATTTTATTTATTAAATTATATACTTATCCATCCATTCCTTAATTTCATTACCCATATTACAACTCTTTACCACTGTATCTGAATTAACATATTTAACCATTAATTCTAAATTATTAGTTTCTTTATCAAAAAAATCTTTTTCAATTTCATCCAAATCTAATATAATAGATTTATCATTTTTATTTTTATAATTAATTCCTATTAAGTATCTAAATGGTAAATAAATATCAAACCAATCATTTTTAATAATTTTTATAGATTCAAACTTTTTTTGAAATAGTTGAATCCATAATTTTGTTCTTGATAACCTAAAAGTAAATAATTTAATAATAACTATTGAATTCATTTTAACCTTTTCCAAAAATGTATTAATCAAATCTAAATTATCTAAATGTTCATTTTCCCATTCTTTCATACTTTTTTTATTATAAAAAGGAAATTCTATAAAATAACATGTTCTTCCTTCATTATTAATAGTTTTTAAATTTTTACTAAATTCTATATTTTTTAGTTTATTTTTAAATAAATATTTATATAATATATCCAAATCTGTTTTTTGATTTGATATCCAAACTAAATTATTAAATTCACCGAAGGATAATGATGATAATTTAATAAAAGAAGGTACAAAAGTATGATTAGTTTTTAATGAATCTAATAATAAAAAATATGGATTTAATCTATAACTCCAACATAAAATATTATTATAATTTTTAGCTAATATATTAAAAAATTTATTATATTCAATTTGTAATAAGCTATTTTTAGAATATGGTGATATATAAATAGAACTTTGTCTAAAATTTTCTGATAAATGATATAAAAAAGCAACAAAATAATTTTTTTTATTTAATTTAAAATTTTGTTCTTTTATTTTTACAAAAGAATCCAATTCTTGAATCCAATTACTATATTTCCATCTTAGAATTTCTATTGATTCATCATACCATGCAAAAAAATCGCTAGGATCAATTACAATTACATTTTTCTCAGCTATAATTAGTTGTTCTAAAAATATAGGATTATTAGGGTCTTTAATTATAACATTAGTTTCACCTATAATTTGACTATCTTTGAAATAAGAATTAACTATCAGGTAATCTAATTTTTTTTCTTTGTAAAAAGGATGAGTTTTATATTCAAAGATTTTTTCATAAATAACTTTTGTTATTCCTGATTTTAATCTATCTTTTTCAAATAAAAACATTAAATTTTTTTTAGTAATATATTTAACTTTAATATCTATTAATGGTACAGATAAATCAAACATTTTATAACCAGAAGAAAATGAAACTATTGGAAAATAAAAAGGATATTTATGTTGTTGTAAAATAGTTCTAGTTTGAGAATTATAATATATTTCTGGATTATATCCCTTTTTAAATAAAACAGGTTTATTACAAAAATTTATATAAAATATAACTTCATTTTCAAAATCATTTATATTTTTCTCAATAAAAATTTTTATATTTTTTACTAGGAAAAAATCTATTTTTTCAATTAGTTCAGGATTTTGAAAAACATAAAAATCTTTTATTTTTGATTTTTTTATATGAATATAAATACCTTGACCAATTACATTATATAAATATAAAAATGTTTGAGTTAATATATCAGAAGATAAATTAGTATATGTTGAATTAATTAATCTTGTTTTATAATATGTTCCATTTATACAATCAATTGATTTTTTTAAATGTTGTAATAAATCTATTTTTATTGGTAATTTAGAAATAAATTTATTTGGATTTATATAAGCTTCCATTATCTAATAATAGTTATTTTTTGATTTATAAGTTTTTCTAATTTTTCCCAAATAGGATAATTTTCTAAACAAAACCATTTATCAATATCGTATAAATTATTTTGTTTTATTAACTTTATTAAATTAAATGTAAAAGCACCTAATATATATGTTTCATTATTAATATTTTTTATAATAATTTCGCTGGATTTTTGATTATCTTTACAAGAAGCAATTATAGAAACTGATTTAATTTTTTGAAAATTATCAATTAAAGGAAAACTACCAGAATAACAACAATCTAAAATTAAAAATAATTTTAAATAATTATTAAAATATGTATTAATTAATTCGTAAAGTTCTAATGGATTTAAAATCTTATCACTAAAATCCAAGTTACCTCCTAAATAACCATGACCTGAAAAATAAATAAATAGATTTGTAATATCTTTGTATTTTTTAAATATTTTTATTAAACTTAATACTGTAACTTTTTTGCCTGTTAATAAAATTGTTTCTGAATCGACAAAATTTTTTTTTATTAAATTATTAAATATTATAGCATCATTTTCACAACCTTGTAAATGTTTATTATTATAACCAATAAAAATACATAACATTTTTCTCATCGTAATATCCTAGAAAAAAAATTAAAAAAAGTGTAAAAATTTTCTACATTTATTTATATAATATGTCTTATGAAGAGAAGTATTTAAAATATAAAAATAAATATTTACAATTGAAAGCTAAACTAAGCATGCAAAATGGTAATGTTAAGGTATTAAATATGTTTGGTGGTGATGGTGAAGCACCTGCTGCAGAAGTTGGTCCTCAAGTTGTTCCTACTCCTGAAGCTGACCCTGCTGCCGCCGCAGCAAATGCAACTGCAACTGCTGTAGCTGATGCTGCTGCCGCAGTTGCAGACGCTGCCGTTGCTGCTTCTCCTGAAACTGTAACTGAAACTACAGTAAATAATCCAGAAGTTGCTACTGAAACAGATGTTGAAAAGAAATTCGGTCAAGAAGGTGGTGCAAAGAAAAAAGGAAAGAGTAAATCAAAAGCTAAAAAAAGTCTCTATAAAAAACACTTTTTTAATGATGATTCCGATATAACTGACGGTTCTTCTTCTTCTTCTTCCAAAGAAGAATTTTCTTCAAGTGAATTAGACTGGTAAAAATTAAATAAAAATTGATAAATCTTTATTTAAAAAAATATTATTAAATATATATAATGATTGACATAATTGGTAAAGAACAATTAGAAGAATTTATTTGGGAAAATTCTTTAGAAAAAAAAATAATTGTAATTTATTTTGGTGCTGAATGGTGTGGACCTTGTCAAAAATTAAAAGAAAAATTAGCTTCAGATGAAGCAAAACAAGAAATGCCTGATTTATGTGTTGCACATTTAGATGCAGATGAAAATGAAAATGATGAAATTGCACAAACATACAATGTAAAAGCTTTACCAACACAAATTTTTGTTTCATTAAACGGTACACAAATTATAGAAGAAGAAAAAATTAGAGGATTTGATTGGGAAAAATTTGTTCTTGCATATAAAAAGCTTAAACATAAGATAGTAACTGTAACAGAAGAACCAGTTGGGGCTAATGCTAATAAATATGATTAATTCTAAAAAAAATTGCTTATTTTATTAAATAATATTAATATTAAATGGTTAATGATAAAGTCACCATTTAAAATTAAAGAAATTAACATGTCTTCTACATGGGTGTATAATGTTCCTAAAAATAATGATTGTACTATATGTAGATGTAATTTGAATGTACCTAGTTTATATCATCAAGAAAAAGGTATTGATTCTTATGTTCTAGTTGGAAAATGTCAACATTCATTTCATAGTGAGTGTATTAATCCTTGGATTGAAAAAAATAAACATTGTCCAATCTGTTCTGATAATTGGCAATTCATTAATATTAATAAAAACCCAGAAACTTTTGTTACTAAAAATGGATGTAATCATGAATCAAATAAAATATGTGCTAATTGTATAGATAATTTTAATTATGGAGAAGATATAAATTTAAATAGTTATGGACCTTCTAGTGGTCCTACCGGAACTTATGAAAAAATAAATATTTTTGATAAAAAGATAAATAAATTAATTGATGACATTAAGGAAGTAAATAAAACAGAAAAAATTATAAATATGCCACCATTATCGCCCATAAGTAATCAAGAAAAAATTATTAATATTTTCAAAAAATCTTCTAAGAAAAGCCATGAAAAATAATTTTATTTAGACAAATAACTTATTTTATCTTAATGATTAAATGTTATAATAAATTAAATGGTAACTTAATTGAAGTTGGATTAGATGAAGCAGGAAGAGGACCTTTAATAGGTAGAGTTTATGCTGCTGTTGTTAATTGGGGAGATACCGAAATAAATCATAATGTTATGGATTCTAAAAAATTATCACCTAAAAAAAGAGCAGAAGTTTTAAAATGGATAAAAGAAAATGTTGATGAATGGGCTGTTGGTTTTGCTGAACCAGAAGAAATAGATAAAATAAATATTTTAGAAGCTACTAAATTAGCAATGGATAGATCTTTAAATCAATTAACAATTAAACCCGATTATTTGGTGATTGATGGTTGTGGTTGGGAAAAGAAATTTATTACATTTAAAACAACATCAATAGTTAAAGGAGATTCCAAAGTTTATTCTATAGCGGCAGCATCAATATTAGCTAAAGAATTTCACGATGATTATATTAAAAATATTTGTTTGGAAAATCCAGAATTAAATGAAAGGTATGATTTATTAAATAATATGGGTTATGGAACAGCCAAACATATTGAAGGGATAAAAAAATATGGTTATTCTAATTTTCATAGAAAAAGTTTCAAGTTAAAAAATTAAATTCAAAATACTTTTATTTTTTTATTATCTCTCTCTCGCTAGAAAAGTGAGTTCACTTTATTATGTGAACTCACTTTATATAAAACATTTAAGAATATAATTTCTAATATTTATATATATAAAATAAAAATCATGGTATTAACATGTAAATATTGTAATAAAACATATAAAAGTCAATCTTCTAGAAGTAATCACATTAAAAAAAACCATAGTAATCCAGTCGTAATCCAGACTTCACATAATGTCATCCAAACCGTCATCCAAAGTAATCCAGTTAATAATGAAACTAATTCATATTTTTGTTTAAAATGTAATAAATCTTTTAAATTTAGACAAGGAAAATGGAAACATGAACAAAAATGTAATGTTGATAAAACTAAGTTAGAAGAATCTAATAAAAATGAAATAGAAATAATTAAAAATGAAAATTTAGAAATGAAAAAAGAGATGGAAAAATTAAGAGACCTTCTTCAAAAAGCAATAAAAATTCATCCTAAAACTCTTCAAAAAATAAATAATCAATTAAATAATACAACAAATAATAATACAATTAATAATATAACTTATGTTCAATTAGGTAGAGAAGATTTAGTAAATGTATTATCAAATAAACAAAAAATGGGAATATTAAATCGTAATGTAATGGGTATAAATGATTTAGTTGAATTAATTCATGTATCCGGAAAATATAAAAAATTTATGAATGTATATATAACTAATTTACAAAATACAATAGCTTATTGTTATAATGAAAAATTAAATAATTTTATAGCCGTAAATAAAAATGAATTGCTTAATGATTTAATTGATTCAAGAATGTATGATATTGAAAAATTTTATGATGAAGTAGAACCTATATTAGAAGAAGATAAAGCTAAAAATATAAAAAGATTTATTGAAAGAATGAAAAAAGAAGATGACTATTTGAAAGGATTAAAAAAAGATGAAATTAAGCTTATTTTATATAATAATAAAGATAAAATTTTATCTACCAACAAAGAATTAGAGGTTTAAAAATAAATCAATAAAAATCAATAAAAAATTGTATTATTTTTTATCTATATTATATTATATTATAATATGGATAATCAAGATTGGACACCAGTTTTTATTAATTCTAAAGCAAAAGTAGATGCAACTAAAAAAGAAGTAGCTTCAAGACCGCCGGGAAAAACAAATCAACAAAAAAATTTGGAAAGTGACGAACCTAAAATAAGATATGTTGACAGAGATATTTCCCAATTAATTATTAACGGAAGACTTGCTAAAAAACTTAACAGAAAACAATTAGCAATAGGTATGATGATACCTGAATCTGTTATTGCTGATTGGGAAACTGGTAAGGCAATTTACAATGGACCCCTGTTGGATAAGTTTAAGAGATATTTAGGAGTAAGTCATTAATCATCTATAAAATCAGGACCTTCTTCTTGAACTTCTATAACTTCTGATTGTTGATATATTATTTTATTATTTTCAACTTCAATATTTAATATTTGGAATGAATTTTTTTTATAAAAATTTCTTCTGAAATATCCTTGTTTTATAAAACTATCAAGATTATCATTTATATCAATAATTAATGGTCTAATTGTTGCATTTGGATCTCTAGTAATTCTTCCTACAGCTTGTTCTATTTCTCTTCTTGGAGTAGCCATAATTAAAGTATTTAATCCTTTGATATCTAAACCTTCTGATGCCATATGAAAAGTTCCAAATATTACTTTACATTTTGAAGATTCATCCAGTTGATTTTGTTTTAATTTACCAATATAAAATCCAGTTGTTGTAATTTCTCTTTCATCTAGTCTCTTTTTTAAGTTTTCTAAATGTTCAATCCTATCGCTTAAAACTAAAATTTTTCTTTCATCTTCATTTAAAATATCTTGAACTAAATCTATAATAAATCTATTTCTTCTACCAATATTAATTATATTAGTTAATGTATTTGCTCTATCTACAACTCCAGTAAATCTTTGACGCTTTTCAACAAACTTTTCATGTTCAAGAGAATATTTATAAATTTTTGCTAATACCGTTTTATTTTCTTCTTGTTCGCTCTTATAAATAATTGGTCCAAAATACCAAAAAAGAACTTTTTCTAATCTATCACTTCTCTTTGGAGTAGCTGATAAAGCTAATGTTTTCTTACAAGAGATTAAAGGTAATGCTCTTGAGAAGTATTTAGAAGGAGCATGGTGGGCTTCATCAAAAATTACCAACCCAAAATCTTTAAAAACATCTAATTCATATTTATCTTTTGCTATAGATTGAATCATACCAATTACAATTTGTTTACCTTCTATATCAACTTTATCTCTTTGAATAATACCTACATTTACATTTGTAAATTGCTCTATTCTTTCTTTCCATTGATTTAATAAAAAACCTTTATGAACAATAACCAATGTTTTCACTTTAAAATATGATGCAATATACAAAGCTAAAATAGTTTTGCCACCACCACATCCAAGTGATATCAATCCACCATCAGTTGTTTCTAAAACTGGTATAACCTTATTCATAATATTTTGTTGTTCTTCTCTTAAAGTACCTTTAAATTGTAAATCAACAGTTTCTCCTTTACTTTCTTTATTTTTCTTTGGTATACCAAATTTTTCTATACCGTAATATTTTGGTAAATAAAGATATTTTTCATCTTCTTTATAAACTTTAAAAAATACATTTTCTACTTTAGGACCTCCAAAACTAATTCCAAATTTATAAGGTTCTACGGTTAATTCATTTTTTACTTTATTAATAATATCTGAATTTGTTTTATCTTTATTTAGCAAATAACCTTTTTTAGAAAGCATAATTATAATAATAAATATTTAAATTTAGCTTTTAAATTTCAATTTTATTATAAAAATATTTAAATTTTTTATAACCTATTATATATTAATGGACATTATTAATCAAGTTACAAAATTCAATTTCGTAGATAATAATAAAATAGCTAGCTTAGTATTAGGATTATTTTTAGCTCTCTATGCCGCCCTAGCTGCCCCAAATTTACCTTCTTCAGTAACAGCTATTTTCAAATATAGCTTATTTAGATTAGCTGTCATTTGTTTAATCATCTATATGGCTACTAAAGATGTTTCTACAGCAATTATTACTGCTATTGCCTTTTTAGTTACATTACAAACTCTTTCTACTCAAGAAACCGCAAATTCAGTAATTAATGCTTTGGATAAATCTGTAAAACAAAATTTAGAAAAATTTACTACTGAAAACTTTGCCGCCGTACCTGCTAAAGATTCTGATAACTTAGATGCTGATATCGAAGATTATAGTTTACAAAACTCAAATGCTCTTTTATATAGCGGTGGTGGATTACATAGTCAACCTGATAATGTAACTAATCTTGATGTAGAAAATGATACATTCAATGTTCGTTCCCCTGCTTTTAGTAATGATGAAAGAGCAATTCATGCAGACATGAATTTATATGAACAACAAATACGTGGCGATACATATATTGATGTAGGTATTTTATCTGATAAAGGTCTTGTAGGGGATGCTTACGATAACTCTAAAGTTCAACAAGTACCTTTTGCTCACGGGGAAAATACTCATGCACAATTAGTTAATGAATTACCCTCTGATTCTCATCCTGAACCTGTTTTAGGTCAACCTGTACAAGCTAAATTATCTAAACCTGTAAAAGCTAAATTATCTAAACCAGTAAGTGAAAAAAAATCTAAAAATGTAGAAGGCTTTTCCGGAAATGAACATTTTAATGTAGAATTTGAACCTAAAGAACAAAGCTGTACATTGGGTTGCAGAAAAGTAGAAAATTTTGAAGATGAAGGAAACTATGAAGAAGAAAACTATGAAGATGAAAACTATGAAGAAGAAAATAATGAAGAAGTTGTAGAAGGTTTTCAAAGCGCTGAAGATTTTGAAGGAGCTTGTGGTGCAGACCCTGCTTTAGCTGTACCTGGATTTGATTCAAATGAATTTGCTTCTTTTTAAAAAAATTGAAAAAAAATAATAAATATATATTAATTTATTTATTATGTTTTACACAGTATTAATAATAACATTTTTAGGTTATATTTTTTTTCCAAGATATAATATATCTCATAATATAATGAATAGGAAAGAATGGGAATTAGTTTACAAAGAAAAGTGTGAAGATATTAAAAAATATCCTAGTGTACTCCCTCCTGTTGAAAGAATTATAGTAATTGGAGATTTACACGGAGATTGGGAAATGACAATAAAATCTTTAAAAATTGCTAAGGTTATCAACGATAAACTTAATTGGATTGGTAAGGAAACAGTAGTAGTTCAAGTGGGAGACCAAATAGATAGATGTAGATTTTCTGGTATTTCATGTGCTCTTCCTGAAGCAACTAAATACGACGAAGCTTCTGATATGAAAATTCTAAATTATTTCACTACATTACATGAGCAAGCCCAAAAAGTTGGAGGAGCCGTTTATTCTATAATTGGTAATCACGAATTAATGAATGTAAATGGAGATATGAGATATGTTTCATATCAAAATTTAAAAGATTTTGATAATTATAAAAAACCTGATGGAACTATTATAAAAGATGGGTTAACAGCAAGAACTTGGGCTTTTTCTCCAGGAAATCCAATAGCTAATTTTTTGGGATGTACAAGGCAATTATCATTAATTATTGGTTCTAATTTATTTGTTCACGCTGGTGTTTTACCTAAAGTTGCACAAAAATATGGAGTAGAAGATATGAATCAAATTATGTCTTTGTTTTTATGGGATAAATTAAATAACTATGATGCTAAAGAATTACTTGATTCAGCTGACTATTCCCCTTTATGGAACAGAGTTTTTGGAAATAAAATGAAAAATGAAAATCAATGTAATACTTTATTGAATCCATTAAAAGAAATTTATAAAGTTGATAGAATTTTTATTGGTCACACTCCACAAACAGATTCTGGTATTACAAATACTTGTCAAGGAAGAATTTGGCTAACCGATTATGGTGCATCCAAAGCTTTTGACCAATTTGATTCTTTTTATGTAAATAGTGAAAAAAGGTCTGAAGTTAGAGAAGCTCAAGTTCTTGAAATTTTAAACGATGGAGAAAAAATTAATATTTTAAAATAAATTACCGTTTCATAAATTTAATTTTATTATTTTAAAATTAAATTAACGAATTATAATGATTTCTATTTTTTAATCAAGCATTTTTTTATATTTATCCATGTTGGATTCAAATAATTCAAATGCCTTCTTTGATACTTCAACTGCACCCATTTCAGGGTTCTTTTCTTTAATTTCTCTTTGAACTGCACCAGCTACTTTACCGGCTTTGGGGCTGTTAGGAATTCCAAGTTTAGCTGCGATCTTTTTTTTTAATTCTAAAAAAGCAGCGAATCCAGGATTATTTCCTCCACTCATCTTCTTAGAGCCTTTTTTAGAAGCCTTTTTGGAAGCCTTTTTAGAAGCCTTTTTAGAAGCCTTTTTAGAAGCCTTTTTAGAAGCCTTTTTGGATTTTTTAGCACCACCACTCATTTTCTTAGAGTTTTTTTTGGAAGCCTTCTTGGAAGCCTTTTTGGAAGCCTTCTTGGAAGCCTTTTTGGAAGCCTTCTTGGAAGCCTTTTTAGAAGCCTTTTTAGATTTTTTTGCTCCTCCAACTAAAGGATGAACTTCATCATTACTTAATGGCATTGTTTCTTCTTTACCACCACCCTTCATTTTGTAGGAACCTTTTTTAGAAGCCTTTTTAGAA